CGGCTATACGAAATTAAATCCAATTCGAGATTCGTATAAGATTCTAAATTTAGATTCCGGCGAGATTCAAATTTAATTATAATATTTTTTTTTTATCCGGTACTTGGGCGATTCGATTAATGTGCCAATTTATAAATTTATTTTTGGAGTCGAGGAACAGAGGCCCAACAACGTCCTGTCGGACTTAAAATACGGTCCCTAAACCCTTTTTCTCTCACGAGCCTATCGGCTCTCAAAGTTCCAAAGCAAAGTAGCTCCCACTTCGTGGGCACAGGTCAACACAATCTCCATCAGTAGCGAGCCTAGTAGGTATCTCAATGAGAAGGCTACGCTAGTTAAATCCGTTTCATTGGGAATCGGAGCTGGTTGTTAGCTTAGTTGATTGTGCATTCTGACTACTAATTGGAGCTTACCATGACTAATTCAAACGTTGTTAAATCTGTTGTTCCTGCTGTTACTTCTGCTATCTACCGTGCTAAAGAACAACAGGCATACATGCAGCCACAGACTTGTGCTATTGCTGCCTTAGCCATGTTCCACATGATGACGTCTTTCACACGTGATGACGTTGTACCGGCTATCTCACTTGTTGCTCTTGCTGATGCCTCAATCAAGAAGGCTAACTCAACTAACAATGACCTGAAAGCGTTCCACTACAATGACCCATCCATCAACCTGATTGGATTGGCTAAGCATCTTGGCTTCCTGTCAATGGCTGAAGATAAGTCATTCACTATGACAGAGCGTTGGATTGAGCTTGTATCAACTAAAGAAACTTGCACTCCATTCACTGAGCAGGTTACTGAACTCAATCGTCGTAAGCCTTTCATCAAGGGTGGCAAACGTAAGCCTTCCAAACTGATGACAGAAGCAATCGACTTCCTGCAATCAACTGAGTATCACGTTGACTCTGCAATGGTTGACATTGTTGGTGACGTACTTGGCATGTCACATGAAGTTCCAGCTGTGATTCAACAGGAGCTGCATGTTTGGAACAACGCTCGTAACATGGCTAAAGAAGATGTGCTGTTCTCAGATTACTTCGCTGATAACCGTGGTCGTCTGTATCATGTAGCATGTGCTGGTCCAAATCCACAGTCATCTGACTTTGCTCGTTCACTGTATTCTCACAATGTTGAGAACATCGTAGAACGTGGTTCAGAAGCATACAACATGTTCATGGCAGAGCTTGATGATGTAGCTGGTGGCAAATGGGTTGAGTCTAAGATGTTGACTCGTGTTGCTCAGAATCCAGTTGGTGCATTGAAACACATGCTGTCATCTGGTGATGCTCCTAAGAAGCCATTCACTTACATTCGTCTGGCATTGGATTGGTTCAAGTTTGAAACAACTGGTGTCTGTGATTCACGCATTGGCTTTGGCTTAGATGCTAAATGTTCAGGCACTCAGTATCTGGCATTCATTGCAGGCAACATGGAAATGGCTCGTGCAACTGGTTTAGTCAATTCAGACTCCAAAGCATCTGACCCATACCAGCTTTCATTGGTACAGTTGCTGAAACTGTTAGAGAAGTCATCAATGAATCCATCTGATGAAATTAAGGCTAAGTATTTCAATCCGAAAGACGGTCGTAACTTCATCAAGACTCCATACATGGCAGTTCAGTATGGTGGTGGTAAAGCTGCATTAACTGGCGACAAAAACTTTGCAACTACAGTTATCAGCATCTTTGGTGCAGACAAACTGGAAGCATTTGCAGAGCTGGCTGTTGAAGCTGTTAAGGCTGCACTTGGTGAGAAGATTAACCTGTTCATTGCTAAAGCGATGGAAGCAGTTAAAGCCAAATGTGAGAAAGAATCTAAGCTGTACATTGATTACCGTCACACAGATGGTCAGGTTGTTCATAAGCCTTGCTATCCATCTCGTGCAATCTGTGATGCATTCAGCATTCGTGTTGATTCACAGACTCGTGTAATCTTTGGGAACATCGTTGAAGAAACTGAGTGGAAGATTCGTGAAACTCAGCCAACTGTTGAAGAATTCGCTCGTACCTTTGTTGTTAACTACATTCAGGGTATTGACGCGCTGGTGGCTCGTACTGTTGCTAAGTATGCTAAGAAAGCTGGTCTTCGTGGATTCACTTCTATTCACGATTGCTTCCGTTGCTGCTTAGCAGATGCTCCAAAAATGATGGCTGTGATTCGTGAAGCATACATTGAAATCTTTGTACGCAACAATCAGTTCGAATCTCTGTCCAAGCAGATTGGTGGCATTGATATGTTCCATACCAATATCGTTACAGAAGAGCTGTTGAATTCAGAGCACGCTTATTACTTCTGTCAGTAATCCAGTTCCAACTAAGGGCTTCTTCGGAGGCCCTTTTCTTTTTAAACAAAAACAAAATCCTATTCTGATACCAAAGTGTTGTTGCAATATTGCGAGAATATTTTGGCATTAGTTGGAAGTGGAGAAACAACAATCCGCATGACATATTCGAAACTGGTGTACAACAGTATTGAGCATGTCAACTTAGTTACAGTGAATGTTACAGGTTTAGTCAACTGTAGAACTCCCTGAGACGGCTACTCAAAGTTCCAGCTTCCATGATTGAGTAGGAGAGTTGCAATCCATTTGAAACAGAGAAAGCATGTCCAGTTAGTAACAGTCGAGTCCGTCCTATTATCAAGGCCCTAACACAAGCCGGGACAATGTCGATTGGAACTTAGTGGAATATTGTTCGAAACTGTAGAGAAATCGAAAGCGTAGCGAAGTCCGAGAAAGCATATGATTCTTCGACCGTTTGCCGCGCTAAAATTAGTAGCAAATATTGTGGCATTATTGCATGTAAATATTGTCCCAATGCTGTGATTACTTCAGCATGTTAGAATGTGACCAAATTGCTAGGGAGCTAATCACCCGTAGATGCAATGAAACTGGTCAATCCGGCATGTGTTTCGTTTACAGTATTGTGACAGTTTAAGCATGTAATATTGCCACAGCTTTTTGCATGTCCCTCTGTAGCCCGCGTGGTTACTGGCTTTGTATCAATATTGCCACAGTTGTCGCATGTATAGTTTGTGACAATATGTGGAGTAAACCTTTATTTTCTTTCTTTCTTTTTTGGTTGATGGTCACTCAGTTGCACCAACTTTCCACACTTTGAATGTGCCGAATACGCTCAAAGGGTAGGGAGTAAATGTAGCTATGACCGCATGTAAATAATGTGACAATTTAGTGAGATTCGGCCTCACAGAATTGGCCCAGATTAGTTGCATGTGAATGAAAAGACAGAGTTTATCTCAGAATTTATTCTCGAATTAGCATGTAGAATTCGTGGAGTAAGTTGCGAGATAGGCTCCAAACTATCATTAGGATGTACATCTGGCACTATGCTAGTCACATGGTGCCTTTCTTAATTAAGTTATTGGAGATATAAAATGCGTAAGAAATTTGACGAAATCAAAGATGGAGAGAAATTCATCTTCGCTGGTGTGCGTTATATTAAAGTGATGGAAGAATCTGTCTATTATAACGCTGTTGAAGAACGTCATTCAGGCCGTGCTTCGGCTTTCGCTGGTGGTGAAGTATGTATCGTTTGTTCTTAAAAGTTAAAGATGAGAAGGGAGAGACTGAACAGTCTTTCTCTTCGCTCCACAAAGTTCACAAACATATTCTGACAATTGACACTTCAACTGTAGAATATATCCTTCTCGAACGTGGCAATGAAACTGTTGGTGAATCTATCGACGAACTCGTTGCCTACTGTGAATTCTGGGATGGTCTGGAATGAGATACAAATTGTGGCTGTTCAATAACGAAGGTCATCATAACTTGTTTCTCGAAGATACAGTTATGAAGGCAGGAACCAAAGGTTCTTTCATGTTGCGCGACCAATCAAGTTATGCTGAAGATAATGGCAAACTTGTATGGAAAGACGCAGCACATCCTGTGGCAATTCATGCGTTGATTGCAAAGAACAAAGCTATCTGTATTGCAACAGCAATGCATATATCAACAATCGACCCAAATATGAATTGGCGTGTTCTGGATTATCTCTGGAAGAATTGCCAATGAGTCGATTTGATTGTAAAAACAAACTGTACAAAAACGCTGAGCATAAAATGATTTTACGTCATTGGATTGAGCAGCGTCACGGTTGGGATTACTATTTATGGAATGGGTTTATGTGGGTACGTGCAGGAAATCAGCTCTATTGTGAGCACTCCTGTAATTATTACTGCAAACTCATTGGCATTAATCTTTCAAACACAGGTCTATAATGAAAACTGGTGAACTCGTTGTAATGCGGCGTAGTGAACGTGGCTTGAACGGGTTCACTGCGTACAAAGTTTATACCATTCTGGCTGGTGAAGGTGAAACAAATCAGTCAGCGTGTGCAATGCGTTTGGGTACAATGCTCAAACACAGTGAACGTACTTTTAATCTGGTTGATGACAATGGTGTTATTCGCTTTGTATCAGACCAGCACTTCAAACCATTCAACTCAGAATTGGGATTGTTCAAATGATTCAGTTAACAGGCAAGCCGCTTCAAGATTTCCTAGCGTTTCTGGCTGACGCATATCCTGAAATTGTTGCAGAGCCTGTTAATGGTGTTCTGAACATTTCAACCGATTCTATGATGTTCAAAGCGTGGGAAGAATTCGATGAGTATTGCGGATAACCGCAGCGTACTGGATGAACAAGTTCGTAATGAACTAAATCGTCAGTACGACTACTACAAACAAATGCTCTACGCTTTAACCTACAATGCCCGTTTCGTGGCAATAGTTAACATAAGCGTGGAAACAACAAATCCTGAATTAAAAGAAAGCTGCATTCGACTTTCTGACGAAGAGCTGATTTCTATTATCTCAAAACGCAGGGAACTCGTACATGTCCAACTTAACCGCATTAATGAATTTAGCACGTCGGGCACAAGAGAAGGCTGATAACTCAATCAGTCTTCTTGAGAACATGCCAATCACAACTAATTGTGGTGTGGTGCTCTTCGCTGCAAAACGTATCGGCGAACTGGAAACAGCGTTGCTCGATGCGAACACTGAACTTACTGAGTTGCGTAAATTACGTGACGAAGTATCCGTTTCCTACAAAAGTATCGAAACTGGAAATCATCCGTTATTGAAATAGTGGTTGTCGGTGGCTCTATTGGTCATCGCATCGTCTCTGAAATTTTAAGCAACATTCGTGGAATTCAATTCGTATCCTTTATCGAGCCAGATTGGAACGTTATTGAATTTACAGGCATCATTTGCGAAAAAGCACCAAGCCCTGACACGAGTGTAAACCATAAGCCCGCAAGCGTGCGGCATCCGGTTTGGGCTTATGCCCTGTTGAAAGTTTGGCGACGAATATATCATGCTTGAGTTGGCAATTGTGAAACTCCCGATGGCTCAGTGATGCGGTTCGAGCATAATTGATTGTGAATGCAATCATTCAGAAATGAAGTAGCTTTTGTATTTGTTGTCAGTTGTTGTAATCGAATCCTTGATTCCAGAATTTGCAACTCTCAGCAAATACCAGATGTTACTTAACTTTGGAGAATATCATGGCAATTTTACGCCGCAAGCACAATGGTCAGTTTAAGAAAGCTCTTGTTCGCGTGGGCGATGTTGTTGTGAGCGATTCTACAACTCCGTGGTTAGGCATTACTGCTAACCGTGGCTACAAAGTTGTGGCAACAACACTTTCACTCAAGCGTGTGAGCGACTTTCACAGTGAGTGTACTCGACCAGAGCATTTCATCATTATCAATGATTTTGGTGAAAAGTTGGTCCAGGCACTTCCACGTAATAATGCAGTTCTTCCAGCGCCAAACAGACATTTCTGTAATTGGCAAAATTCATCAGTTAAATAAGAGGTACGAATTATGTCCTATTATGTAGATAAGCACGGCGTTGTGGTGTTTGTAAAATGATTACACCAGATAAACTCGAAACAGTTGTGGCAGTGTTTGTCACAATTTGGTATTACGGACTTATTCCGGCGTTTGTTTGCTTTATTTCCATACACTCGTGGCTAGTATCGCACGGCAAAGAGAAGTCAGATGCAGAAGTTTTAGTAGCAACTCTGTTGTGGCCGTGGTATGCAGCAGAAATCGTGGTTTGTATCATTTCAACTATGATTGGAACCATCATCAAATATACGAGAAACGCGAAATGAATCGTAACAGTAAAGTACTCTGCCTCGAAGATATCGGACAAATCTATGCAAACAAAGCAAACTCGAAAGCTGCAGGCTTCACCAAAGGACGTGTTTATCGCGTTGTTGCTGGTCTTGGGGACGGCGACATTAGCCGCACTGACGGGAAAGTTGGTGGTTTTCTGCTTAACCCTAACCAAGTGTGTCTTAAAGACGACTTTGGCAATATCCGCTTAATGCGAATTGACCATCGTTTCGAAGTTGTGTCACTGGCTGAAAGCCGTTATCCGACGCGCGTTCCAGTAACACACGTTTATATCCCACTTCCAGCTGCACGGTGATTTCATGACTTGGGAAGAAGCAATTCGGGCAATGCTGGACGGGCAAAGAGTTCGTCACATAAACTTCACACGAGAAGAGTTCTTCGAAATTCGTCAAGGCATAATTTATGCTGAAGATGGTTGCCCGATGCGCGGCTGGTATCGTGGCGAAGATTGGCAGAAACAGGGCTTTTCAATTGTGAGCCGATAGGCCACAGGAGCTAACTATGATTTTCGGTTCTATCTTTAATAACGGTTGGGGTGGACAAGATTTCATTATTCATCGTAACCGCAAAGCTGGGCCGAAATTCATGGGAAGTTATCCGTGGTATTTCCGTGCATTTGTGTTGGCTGTGTTTGGCTACACAATCCACAAATATGGCTTTGGCTTAACTCCCAACATGGAAGCATTTATATCATGCGTGGATTCATTTCTGAAGTAATATTGCCTATTGCGATTATCTTCTTAATTGTATCATCCGTATTTCTAGCTGTAGTCCAAATCGGCACCAGTTGGAGTTGCAATAGTGTAGGCAATTTGTACAACGTTGAAACTAAGACAGCTGCTTTGGAGTGTTACGTAAATACTCCAATAGGTTGGGTTAAACAAAACGATTTCGAAATTGGCCGAATTGTTGGTAAATTCTAATGGGAATGTTTAAAATTATTCTCATTTCTTCCATCATCGGAACATTGTGTGGCATGGGTCTTACGACATTAATGCAATCACTATTACAAATTTGAATACAAAGTGTCTTCTTTGAGGGCACTTCAATATTCAACATTAGTTGGATGTGAAGAGAACCAAAGCATCGGAACTCAAATTTAAACTCAATTTAACAGTAAAGGTAATATCATGTCTACAACTCAGAAGCAGTACGATGACACTAACACAGGCATCATCGGCAAAAACGACTACAAACAGAAAGAAACTCATCCTGACCAGCGCGGACGTGTAAACGTTGCCGGTATCTGGTATTGGGTTTCTGGCTGGGATAAGAACGCTGGCGGTCGTCAGTTTACTTCTCTGGCATTCACCGAAATGACTCAGGATGAAGTTGACAAAATGATGGCGAAACGTGCTGAAAAGCAAGCGCCACAGCAGCGTCCACAACAGCAGCAACAGCAGCAGGCTCCTCAGCAGTCAGCCCCTCAGCAGCAAACTCCACCGACTCAGAACAACGAGCCGCCAATGGACTTTGATGACGACATTCCATTCTAATGGAAGAAACAGAATCCATCGAAGCCCGACTCATTGAGAAGGGCGATGTTATTTTCGTGGAGAATAAGTGGATGATGGTTGTCAGCACTTGGACAAATCCACGTTCTCCGTATAACAGAATCGGTGTGGTTGATGAAGGAAAGGGAATGAAAGATATTCCCTTATCCTTAAAACTGTACCTGACAACAAGGTATTATCGTAAAACTATGCAGCCTACAAAGCAACTGCATTTCTCGTCAGCTGTTGAAGAAATGGTTTCTCTTCAAATTGCAATAGAGGAATACGATAAGGCAAATAATTTGCCTGAAAAGGTGAAACTGGAAAACACTAACTTCGAAGTAGAAGCTGTTATTATCCAGCGTCAGTGTCATGAGAAAATGATGGCCTCATTCAATCGTCTGAAGAACGCAATCAACGCGGTTCAAAAGCCGTGAAAGTAATTCCACCAGCATTAGCTGTTATACTCTGGCTGTCTGTGTTGGTGTTTTGCTACTCACAAGGCTGGAGGTAATATGAACAAAGAACTTCCAAAGTTCCATGCCCCATTCGACTGGTCTAAGTTCAACTTTGAGAAACTGGAGCTAGACTTACTTGCAACAGTTCCCGAAGGTCGTAACCCGAAAGAATGGTTTGAAGAGCAATATCTTAACCGACCTGTTTCATTCGAACCACAGAAGTAGCAGTTAAAGTTTCGATGCTTTTATCTCCGATAGGAGCATCTATAATTTTAATTGGAGGTGTAATTTGAAAATTAACGATAAAGTTTCGATTACAAGTTACGCCGACTTAATCCAGATTGTTGCATTTGGAGAAGACGAAGGCATTGTAGCCGACTTGTCACCAGAAGATGCTCTAAAATTAGCAGCACTTCTAACTCATCATGCAACCAGAATTTTGCTGGAGGTGTAATTTGTATATCTATTACGAAAACTATTGTTTCAGTAATGGTTCCAAGAACTACTTTGGTCGTGCATTTTATACTCATCAGATTACAGTTCACGAGAACCAGTCTCAAGAGCAATATGAGAAACTCAAGGAGAAACATTTCCGAGATAAAGTCTCATACAGCAAAGGAGCAAAGCGTGTGTACATTCGTGTGCTGGCACGTCGAGTAAAATTCAACAGAATGCTTCCAAGTCATCCTCATTGGAATCGTTCAACTCAACCTCATTGGGCAGAAGTAAGAAACTATTTGCTCAATATCTTCTACAGGATTGACTATGAAAATGGCGATAAAATTATCGGCAATGTTTTGGATTAGTGTAATTACGGTAATCCTTTTCAGCTGTTCTCCACATCCAGTACATGCAGCCGACAAGTCAGCCACTTTCGATTGCACCGGTGAGCGAATCACCATGACCCAGAAAGGTCAGAATCCTATCATCATGTCAATTGCACGTGAGAAAGGAACTTGGATGCAGTTGCCTTTAAATGGAACTGGTCCGAAAACGTTTACACTTTTCTATAATATCGACAGCGGCGAAGTTGCCAAAGTCGGGAAGAACTATGCTGGCGTCTATCATATCGAGTTCTTCAAAGATGTTGATTACGCCAATGCCTTCAAACCAGAGAGGGTGTTAAAGTGCCAACTCGGCTTTATTCCGACATACAAGCCTTAATCACTAAACTGAATTACAACCACCTCGTAAGAGGAACTGTAGTTGCAGACGGTGGCGGCGAACTACGGGTGGAGTTAGAACTTTCAGCTGACGAATTGTTAGCAATACTCCACCAGCGAGCAGCGAAAATCTATCATCTTGGGAGAAATGGAAATTGAGTGGACAGCACACCAGTTTTCAAATTGACAACGTAAACTATCAACTGAGTTCGGATTGCATTCAAGCACTCTGGCCTCGTTTGGTTGACAAAGTTGCGCGTCATTTGGAACGTATCGGCAAATTTGCCGCTGCGGATATGTACGGTCACAGCGCGACAGCGCGAGGCTATACAACCATCAACAAGCAGTTAATCAAATATGATTTAACTGTGAACCCAAAAGGATTGCAGATTGCAACTAAGTGATTTGGAACCAACAATCGCAAAACTACAGGCAACTGTAGCTGACGAAGATATTGTGTTGGACAGCCTTCGTAAAATTATCGAAGGCTCTGGTAACAAAGCTGTTGAAGATGTGTTCTTCACGAAATCAAGCAAGTGGTTGAAGCTTTCAGCTCCAGCTATCCTGTCTGTGATTTCAAGTCAACGCGATGCTGACCAGGCGCAGTTAGAACAATATCAGGCACTGTACAAACAGTTGCAGGATATGTTGAGTGGAGCTGTGAATCCATGAGCAATGTAAAACTCAGCAAAGCAAGTCAGGAAAAGCTGAACGCTGTTCGCGGCGACCTGAAAAATGTGTTCAACGAAGCAGCCAAAACGCTGCCATTCGATGTAACCATTATCGAAGGCTATCGCACCAAAGAGCGTCAGCAGGAACTATTTAACAAGGGTGCCACCAAGGTTCTGACAAGCCGCCATATGTCCGGCAACGCTCTGGACATTGCTCCGTATCCAATCGACTGGAACGATACCGCACGTTTCGTTACGCTGGCGCATCACATGTTTGCAGCAGCTAAGAAACTCGGCGTCACCATTCGTTGGGGCGGTAACTGGTCGCGTATTGATGAACTTCAAGCGCCACCAAGTTCATTTGTGGATATGCCACACTTCGAACTTCCTGCATAAATAGGTAAATCCATGTCTCCAAGTGAAATAAAAAGCCAGATTGAGCGGGCAACAAACATCCGTAACCTCTGTGTCCGATTTAATAATTTCGAGGCATGGATTGATGCGGATGAATATGCAGATACCATCAGTATGGCTGATTTTCTGGAATTCCATTGCGATTTGACAGAAGAACAGGCCAAAAATCTCGTTGATGGTGACTTCATATTTGTTCACGCAGAAGGTTTGGCTGCAAAATTCATTAAAAATGATTGCTTCGATAAATTGGGCTATGAAAACGCCTCAATCTTTGCTTTAAATAGCTCAGATGAAGCGGCGATAGCCGGATTAAGTATTGGGATTGACCCAAACAAACTGTCAGATGCATATGTCGGGCAATATGATAATTTCGAAGCATTTGTTGAAGAACGCTGGGACGAACAGAACCCAGAACTTCCTGAATATATCAGAAGGTACATCAGCTATGAAGCAATCGCGACAGATTGGAAAGCGTGCGGAGACTTCTCAGAAGTCGATGGCTATGTCTTTGCCAATACAGCCTGAAAAATGGGTTGGTGGTGAGATTATTTATCACCAAGACCGGCAGCACTATTATCAAACCATCAACAAAGTCACTATTAAGTGTCGCGACAACAATGGTGATGTTAGCTGGTGCGATGGTTGGAATTATGTTCGCGTGTCTGACCTTTACGGCAATCAAACTTGCTTTGAAATTGATTGTGACCCGGATAAATTCCAAATGTTCTGCCGACCAAACGAATTCTTTGACTCGAATTGGATTCAAATTGGATTCGGGAATCGGCCGCTGCTTTAATTTTGCAACAGTGTGGCGCTTCGCGCAATTGGCATTAGCTGGTTGTGGCGAGGTGCCGACTTACTTGGAACTTTTGAGGTTTGTCTGGAACGATTACGAATCCCAATTCAACTAAGCTCGTTCCAAGCTGTTCCTTAGCTGAACCAAGCATGTTGCAGTGTTCCAATTAACGTCAAATGCATTATACAGTTTGTGACAAAACCTTGTCCAACAGCGATTTACGGTAGATTTGGTATGATTAACCACTTTTTCCGATTAACCAGTAAAACAGGTAATACCGTTGTGAAACTATCGGTAAAACAGATTAGTCACAAAGTCTGTTTCACGATGGCGTCATAACCATCAAACACTACTCAATTAATTCATCTGACAAGACGTGAGATAAAATTAAAAGAAGTCGTGACTACATAGGTGAACGAAACTTATTATTAATTTAATGAGCTACATATGGGGTGTATTCGTTTACCGGTTTGTGCCAGGAATAAGCGAGCTGCTAGGGCTGATAATTTCGGGCGACCGGCGCTTATTTCCGACATTCTCGCAAGCCAGCGGCACGGTGCCGCGTTGTAACATTAGTTGGATGTGGTTGTATCGGGTAGGGCATAGGGCCAGCCGCGAGCGATTAATGAGCCATACGGGTATGCCCGGTTTGAGGCTACACGCCGATGTGCAGGCTTTTTGTCCTACCCAATGCAATCATGCAACATACCTTAACAAACGCCTGTGTGTGCGGAGCATCCAGCATACAGCGGGTTTCGGAGCGGCCTTGCCACCAGCGGAGGCCAGCAGTATTGTCACATCATTCATTTTGAAAAGAGAAATCTATGTCAAAGAAATCAGTCAAACAGCGCGCTTTGTGTTGTAAGTTCCTTATGGATGATGGTGATATTTATCATTACGTCCGTATCGGTGGTCGTTGGTATTACAACGGTCGCAAGAGTCTTGAACTTAATAAAGTTCAGGCAACCGAATCAGGTTTCTGGTTGGATAATTATGTTTACATGCTGACCAGAAACAGTGCGTATACATTCCGTGAAATGGTTAATGCTGCTTCTATTCACAACGGTAGCAAGAAGCCTAAACTTATTTCTTATATCCGTGAATGGCTTCCAACGGGAGATACAGCATGAAATACGGTAAAGTTGTTTTACCAAACGGTGACATACTCTGCGAAGGGTACGATGCTGAACAGCTCGATGAATTAATCGACGGCTGGAAAACAAACGCCGAGTCAATTGGTTCTGACCTGTACGATATGACAGGCGATTTAGCAATTGGTCCGCAAATCATGACAGACCTGTTAAATCGGGTTAAAGAACTGGAGGCCAAACTTGGCTCGTAAAACCTTAAAGAAGAAGCTCCAACATAAAGTGCGCGTTCAGCGTCAGGTGTTGGGACTTCAACATGAACTATTAGCCGTAGAGCATGAGAAAGCAGGTCTTACAATTAACTACGAACTGCAAGCAATGCAGTCTGTAGCAATGGCGCACGGCCTGATGGTAGGTCTGACCGAAGTTAAAAACCACTTCGATATTGAAAGTGATGCTGGTAAAGCTGGCTTCGAATCATACCAGCAGTTGGCTCAAAGCCGTATTGCACAGTGTGTTGTTCAGTTAATGGGTATGGGCTTGTCTCAGGACGAAGCGAACAAACGTATTTTACAGGGGCATTAATATGGCCCGTAAAAAGCAACCAGCATTTACGGAAGTGGAGTTGAAATATCTCTCTGCTTCTTTAATGGCTTCATGCCTTCGGAACAACGTTCTGCTGTTAGTTGATTCTGGAGCTGACGCATCGCCAGAAATTGGTAAGATTATTATGCACCTTGCGAAAGGTTCAAACATCTACCACAAAGAAGCGATGCAAATCTCTGAAACACTATACCTCAACGCTGTGTCTGATATAGCCGCAGCCGAAAGATTAGAGTTGTTGGAGAACATCATCAATGGCGAAAGCAAATGAACAAGACCGCATCATAGCACTTGAAACCATTAAAATGTGGTTAGAAGAGCATGATGCCGTTTATCTTGCAAAAGAAAACATCGTACTTCACTGGCAACACTTCTCGCCTGAATCAAAGAAAGGTGAGTGGGTTAAATTAAAACCAGCCGAAGCAAGTCGAATCATTAAGGCCACACGCGCCGGGTTCGATGCGATGAAGTTGATTAAACTCGACCTCATTATGCAGGCCGCGCAGGAAACAGAACGTGTCTATAAACAAGCTGTTTATTCTCGTTCCAACGTTCCTGACGAATATTTCAACTTATGCCGTAACCAGCATTTTAACCGCATGGAACTTCTGACTCTCTGCATGTTGCAGGAATTAGTTGGTCGTGGGTGGAATGTTGAAGCAGTGTGTCTTGGTAAGCTGATGGCCTCAGTATTTCAGCATCAAGGATTCGTCATTCCAAACCGAACCATTCGGTGGAAATATCTGCGAGCGGTATCAGATGAAGCTGGTATGCTAATTCGTGACAGGAAAGACCGCTTAACCGTAACAGGTGTTGGCCGGTTTGTTTGCCTGCAAATCGAAGGCATTACCGATTCAATCAAAACGGAATTCACAGTTGATGAATGGCAGAGTCTTCTGCTTGAAATCGCTGTACGTTTCTCGAAAACATAATTTTTTTTAATTTTGTTTTTGTTTGCAATATCGGAGCAATTCTTCGGCATTAGCTGATTGGGGAATTGTTTCAAATTAAACTCATTATTCTGATGTAAACACACAAACGTTGTGTTCATCTATCCAACAAAAGGAAATCGCCAAAATGGCTAAAGTTATTCAAGTTACTCAGTACGAAGCAAACGACGGTTCACTGTTCCTGTCTGCGGCAGAAGCCGATGCGCACGATTTCAAACTGGAAAACGGTGAGAAAATCCGCGTCATGACCGAAGCGTTCCTGAACACCACCGGCGCAATCGACCGTAGCCGCAACATGCAGGCGAACGTAATCGAAGCGTTCCTGGCCTTCACTCTGCCGCGTCTGGCTGCTGGCACCGAGCTGGAAGAAGTTGAGCGTACTGTGTTCGATACTCCGAAACCGGAGAAAGTTGTGAGCGAAGGCGCTGCTGATGCTGCTGCTGATGCTGTTGCCCCGGCTGACAAAGTTGAAGGCGAAGACGCTCCAGCACCACTGTTCTAATCTGATCTGACCGGCGTCTGATAAGCGCGGCGTAAACCCGATGTTGTATTCGGGTTTATTTAATATCCGGAATCCCATTCTGCCAACCACAGGCCAAATTGCCCGAGAGTTGAGAGTGGGCTTCTGGATGATTTGAATAGCACAATATTCAGGACGAGCATGCACACAGAAATCTGGAATTTTATTATGGCCTGAGAAACCATCGTATGTCCAAGTTTCGTGAGGAAGTGCATCTGTACTTGTGTGAAAGACGGAACAATTACTCAAATTGCCCGGACTCTTAGAGTCGTCATCCAGAAGTTTTCGTTCGTTAGAGTCGATTATTTTTACTTATAAAATAAGTGCAAACGATAATGAAATGCGAGCAGCCGCTTAATTAAATTTAAGTGCTCTCCGTGGTCTTTCGATTCCATGTAACCAAATTCGACGCAGTGGCCCGCTGTGATTAATAATGGGCACAACTTTACATTTTGAGCTGCATACTTGATTAGACGCGGGAGGATGGCCGATGCCCGTTATGTCATGGCCCAGAAGTGTGCAGCGTCAAAGTGCAAAGCAAGCACCGGAACGAAATTTTGGCGGGACTAGCCCCCCGCTGTTAAAGTAGTTCCACCTATTCGTATCAACTTGCTTAAGGTGAGGTAGTCACTGCAAGTTCGTACAATCGACCTCGGCATGTCGTTAAACGAGCCTCAATTTCATAAGAGAGCTTTAGTGGTTCATTGTTAATTCAATGCGGGAGTCTGACTAATAGGAAAGTCACGCTCAACAGGAAAAACTGGCGCAAGGAGCGTTAGTAGAATTACTGTTGTTCAATGTAGGTTCGAATCCTGCCTCCCGCCGCACTAAAGAAGAACCGAAAGGTTACAAATAACACGAGGCGACGGTACGCGCCTACTCTTATTCATTCAACTGGAGACTCCAATGGAGCAAGAAAAAGTTGCACTGGAGTATTACGATTGTATTATCACTTGCGAGATTGCTATTAAAATGGCGCAGCTTCATGGTGAATATCCAAACCGTATTCTCCGGTTGTGTTGTAAAGCGTTATGTAAACGCATCGAAGATAAAAGGATTCGTCTAATTATCAAAGGTATTGGCAAAGCTAATTACCCTATCGGTGCATTGGCGAAAGTTCGTCGTGAATTTGATGAAGCATTAGGGTGAAACTTTGGACGATTTAGAATTAGGTGGCATTGACTTCGATGAAATCGAACGTCGCAATGCTGAAAAAGTCGATGCGCAAGAGGTTGTCGAAGATGAATCTGATTGCGATGGCTGCAAAATTTAAAGGTTGGATTGCTACCGCATTCTTATTTATGGTTGGCGTTGGCCTAGCTTATTTGTCTGGTAAAAAGGATGAAAAGCATTCCAACGAAATCGAAAAGAAGGATGCTGAAATTGAGCAAACCAATGCTGTATCCAAAGCAGAAGTATCTGCTGCCACGGATGCGAAAAAAGTTACTGAGCGTGTCAATCGCGACAGTGATAGTAATGTTGACGACGAGTTGCAGCGTTTCACGCGAGACTAAAATCGTTGACACAAGCTGTACAAGTTTTAGTTTGATTCTGTTGTCTAAGAAGGAAATTCCTATCTTAACAAAAGAAACCAAACGACAAATTCTCGCTCATAATTTAATTTACGAGCAGAAATGTTTGCCACCAAAAAGTGGTAAACAGCCTGAGTGATATTGTGTGGCCTATCAAGCCGAGGATACGAACCGGATTCAGCATGGTTGTTCTGCCGGACACAATTGAACGAAAGCAAGCCTCGCAGTTTACGTGGTTAAACCTGCGTTATCAAAACCCGTCACGAATTATGCCTGGTTCCAATCGGTAGGTGCCCTTCGGGGCTGAGACACCGTGAGGATTTGTTGGTAATGAACCTCCGAACAGGCACCAAACAATGGGACTATAGTTTAATAGCCATGCAGAGTTGCAAATCTGTGGACGCGTAAAAACGGTGTGGGGTCCAATCCACATTATGCCTGTCTGGAAACAGGAGAGTCCCGCCAAACAATGGAGTCGTAGAGTTAAGTAAACCGGTAGTCGCACGCCTTAAACCCGGCTTAAGTGCTTCTATCATTGTCAGCGGTCGCTGGCCGACTCCACCAAATCGAAACTTACCCGACAATGTTAGGTTCGATACTTGCCCTGAACATGGAAATAAACTGTTCAACTGTAGGCCACTGACAGTATAAACTTGGTGTGGCAAGAATTTAATCGGCACACATTAACTTGTAGGTAGCAAGGTGTGCTCGTCAAATAGTCGAGGGAGTGCGCGACTCTAAATAACGAGACTCTAGCGGCATGTCGCGATGGTGGTGTAAGCCCATGCGTTTGGAAGGTAGACTCCAACTCAAACAAACTACCCTGAATGAAGCAGCTTAGACTTCAGGTGGTCACTTCCTAAAACAGTGTCCGAGAACATACTCGCCAAAGTTGCGTTGAAATGGACAACAAAGAAAAACCAGCAACCGGAACGTTGTAAAACTACCAATGAGCCCGCTGGTGAGCAGCATATCTATAGCACTGTGTGTCTCAGTTCGATACTGAGAGGGTTCCCTAATTCTGGGTTGAGTGGCGAAATTGGTAAACGCAAGCTGAAATGCAAAGTTGTTGGTTCGAGTCCAACCTCTCCCACCTGAGCACTATAAAGTTCTGCATCTTTTCAAAATGCAAAAAGCGCTCTGGCATACTGGAGTCAAATCCAGACGGACAGTTTCCAAACCAAGACGGTGTTCGGAAACGCGGTGGTAAGATTTATTACGGTTGTATCGTACTCAGGGTTTGCCCTGCAACGAGCTGGGACTCCTCACCAGCGATTAGAGTGCCCGCCAGCCTCTTCCGAAACGTAATAATGAAATATGCAAGGCAGGGTTTCATGACTAGTTGACACTAGAAATGACGGGTTGTTACGTGTTCCCGGATGTTCTCCCATATGCGGTTTAGTGATTCCGACGTGCCGATTAGGAATCAAATTTTAAGTCTTTTGAGCTGTCCTTTAATTCAGTTAAAGTGTCGTTAGCTTAGTATTGTTTCCCGTTACGTTAGAGGGCAGCTCAAAAGCCACAAGCTGAGAAATCGTTTTAATACCTATTTAGAGAGAAATCTATGAACAACAACGACCAGTTTCTGTCAGCATGCGTTGGTAATCACACCGGCGAATTGCGTGACGAGTTCGCAAAGATTATTATGGCCGGTCTAGTAACTCCAGATTTGGTTGGTTATATCCAGCACAATGAAGTAGCACCAGAGCTTATTGCCAAAAGTGTCTACGCCATTGCTGATGCATTAATGAAAGAGCGTGTAGAATCTATGGGCTCAGTTCGTGTGGAAGTTAAATCAAGTTTTGATATCATGGAAGCATTGTCTCGGAGTAAATCGCAGTGACAATTTCAGCCGTATTTGTTGATAAAATGGGAACCGATTTAACCACTGTAAATGCAGCACGCGTTTCTTATGGTGTCGAATCTCACGAAATGTCTGACCGTGATTTGGGACTGATTGATTTTCTCTCCGAGCACAAACATATCACGCCATTTCGTCACGCTCATGTAACGCTTCGTTGCAAAGCTCCAATCTTTCTGGCTCGTCAGCTTGGTAAACATCAAGTCGGCTTTAGCTGGAACGAAATCTCTCGCCGTTACAAAGATGGCGAAGCAATCAGTATTGAATGCTATGACCCGCCAGAAGTATTTAAGCGTCCGAGCAAGCTGATGAAAGAAACAGCGCAGCCAATGTCTCCTGATTTTGCCGCAGAAATGAAACACTATATTCGTAATATTTACGCTTCATGCGTGCGTGAATATTCGACATTAATTAGAATGGGGGTTGCTCCAGAACAAGCTCGAATGGTTCTTCCACAAGGTATGGTTACCGAATGGATTTGGACTGGTTCGCTCTATGGCTGGGCAAATCTGTACAAACAACGGTCTTCTGACCATGCGCAGTTTGAAGCTCGCCTGTTCGCAGAAGAAGTAAATAAAATTATGTTGGAGCATTTCCCTATTTGTTGGAAGGCTCTGACTAAATAAGGATTCTAACTCGATGCAAATCAAGCAGTGTGTAGCCAAAATAAAACACGACGTTCCTGACTGTAAATCCACTAGTGGGAAGTCGCTGCAAGTATGGATTAACGAAACAGAAGAAGGCAAACGTTTTTATTCTGGCTTCTGCTTTGCTTGTGGTGTTCCAGTTCGTGACCCTTATGGTGATAATCCACCAGACCCGGATGAGATTAAAGTCAAAACTCCCGAAGAAATTCAGGAAGAACTTAACGACATTTCAACTTGTCCGGTATTTGATTTAGAACACCGTAGCATTGACCCAGAAATTTGGCAGGCTGCTCGTGTTCGTTTGTTGTTTTCAGAATATGATGGCACAACTCCTGTTGCTCTTGCACATGGCTACACTCGTGCAGGCAAACTTGTTCGTTGGAAGATTAAACTTCTGAACAAGAAAGTAATGTGGAGTGTCGGAGATACTCAGGAGAATGACCCGTACAATTGGGAAGCTGCCAAAGCTGTTGGCGGTAAGACTTTGTACATTACCGAAGGAGAAGAAGATGCATTGGCGCTTCGCCAGATTCTGCGTATTCTTAACCGTGGCACTGCTTTTGAAGAGCTGGATTTTGCAGTAATCAGTTTATCTGATGGCAGCGATTCAGTTCATAAATGTCTGGCCCGCGTTGCAGAAGAAATTCGCCAGCGTTGGCAGGATGTTGTAATTGTGTTTGACCAAGATGAACCCGGACGCAAAGCAGCGAGAGAAGCAACTCGTCTGTTACCGGGCGCTATGATTGCACAGCTTCCAGCGAATGATGCAAATGACTGTCTTAAACGTGGCATGTTGAAGCAAACTCGTGATTCTGTAATCTTCCGTGCAGCTCGACCACTTCCGACAGCTCTGGTTAATAAAGACCTGTTGATGTTAGAAATGGATGACGAGTTGACAGAAGGTGCATCAACGCCGTGGACTACAATGACTAAAAGTTCATTTGGTCAACGTCGTGGAGAAGTCTGGACGCTTGGTGGAACCGAAGGCGGTGGTAAAACCACAATTGCACGTCAGATGGGTGAGCATAACATCATTGAGAATGATTGGGGAATCTTCACAGCATTTATGGAAGAAAGCCCACAGCAATCACTTCGTCGTTTTGCAGCACTTCATGACAACCTCCCTTATTTCGTGCCCGACTTCTGTAAGTCTGACCCACGGTATAATCACGAGCAATTCTTAGCAACTTGCGGCAAGTTCATTCCCAACCTTGAAATGTGGGACAGAAAGCAGCAAGGCGAAGATGCGCTTGAAACTTGGGAAGGTATTAAAACAATTCTTCGTCAAATTGGCCCTGATATTGACCAGTTTATCGGAGACAACCTGACGATTTTATCAGAAGGTATGTCAGCATCTGAACGAAACGATTTCCTCGGAAAAGTTTATGCTGATACTGTGAAGTTAGCTGACCAATATAACTTCCATGCTCTTTGGTTATCTCACTTGAACCCTGTTGCTAAAGGCGCTCGACCACATGAATTAGGTGGTAAAGTTCTGAAAGGTGACTTCACTGGTTCTCGTGCTGCTGCAAAATACTCGCACTACATGTTTGGTTTTGAGCGAAACATGCAGGCAGTTGACCCAAACTGCTCCATCATTCGTGGCATTAAAGCTCGTGAAGCTGGACGTTTGGAAGCATTCAAAACGTATTATGACGTTGATTCTGGTCGAATTATTCAACGCTCTTGGGATGATTCTCTGTTCGAAACTAAAGAAGTCGTACAGCTTTCAAACAAGCGCGGACCACACCAATAATAAAGGTCTTGTCATCCTACTGTCGTGAGACAGAAGCTTTGACAAACCTCCCTATTTAATCCTGGAGCCTAAATTGCTGTATCCGTGGAAAAATATGTTTGCCAGTGACATTGAGACAACTGGTTTACTGGAACAAATGGCGAAGCAGCCAAACCCGCGCCTTCACAACATGGGTGCGATTGATGCGCTAAGCAAAGAAGAGAACTTGATGGAATGGACTGAGCGTTCAAAGATTCAAGAATTTCTTGATTCTGGTCCAACACTTATCATGCACAATGGTTTGTGCTTTGATGGTGAAGCCCTGACGTTCCTCGGTTATGACGTCTCAAAAGTTACAATAATTGATACACTGTTTATCAGTTGGTATCTCGAACCTCGTCGCCGTCTTCACGGTTTGGAAGGTTATGGTGAAGACTTTGGTGTTCCAAAGCCTGTCATCGAAAACTGGGAAACTCAGACCCAAGAGGATTACAACTTCCGCGTAATGCAGGACTGTCGTATTCAGCTCAAACTCTGGGAACAACAATATTCTATGCTTCTGGCTATCTATAAGTCGCCGGAAGAAGTTAAACGATTTGTCGAATATTTAATGTCGAAAGGTCGTCAACAAGTTATTCAGCAACGTACTCGCTGGAAACTGAACATCGAAAAAGCAATTGCGTTCCGCGACAAACTGGAACCAATGATTCAGGAGAAAACAGATGCACTCGAAGCGTCGATGCCGCGTATTCCTGAGTACCAAATCAAAGAACGTCCTGCTAAGTGCCACAAACAGAATGGACAACTTTCTGCGGCTGGCCTCAAATGGAAATCAGTCTGTGACGCAAATGGCCTTGATTGGAAAGACCCGCAGCTCCAGCTGAAAATTCTGAAAGGGTACAAAGAACCAAACGCAGGCTCTCATGCTCAAATTAAAGACTGGCTGTTTAGTCTTGGCTGGGAACCAGAAACGTTTAAGTTTGTACGAAACAAAGAGACTGGCGAGACTCGTCAGATTCCCCAAATTACTACAAAAGATGAAGATGACAATCCAGACATTTGTCCAAGCCTTCATCGGCTTGCTGAGGCCAACCCAGGAAAAGGTGTTGAGCATCTTATTGGTCTTGGCGTCTATCGTAACCGTTTATCAATTGTTGTTGGGTGGCTTCGAGACGTCAGTGATGACGGATATCTTATCGCGCGTTGCGGCGGTCTTACTAACACTCTTCGTCTCAAGCATAGGGGCCTTGTTAATATTCCTTCCACAAGGGTATTCGGCGGCGCGGAACTTCGCGAAATGCTGGAAGCTCCGAGCGAAGATTACGAACAGTTAGGTTCGGATTTAGCCTCACTCGAAGACCGTTGTAAGCACCATTATCAGTGGGTGTATGACCCTAATTATGTGAAGCAACAGCTTGCACCTGATTATGACGCACACTTAGCAATTGGTGTAATCGGCGGATTCATTACCGAGAAACAATCTCAGGACCACAAAGACAAGATTGCGAAAGTTAAAGAACGTCCAATGTTCAAGACTACTAACTACGCTTGTCAGTATGGTGCCGGTGTTGCAACAATCCAACGTGCTGCGAAGTGCGATTGGGCTACAGCTGAGAAGCTGCATCAAGCATACTGGAAACTGAATTGGTCTATTAAAGAAGTAGCAGCGCACACAACTGTCAAAACGATTGACGGCCAGATGTGGCAGCTCAACCCTATTAATGGATTCTGGTATTCGTTACGAAATGAGAAAGACCGCTTCTCAACACTGTGTCAGGGTACTGGTGCATATGTGTTTGATGTGTGGTGCAACAATGTTATTGCAATCTGCAACGAACGTTATGGGCGTGACCCGATGTTGTCTGGCCAGTTCCATGATGAATTAGTTCTGCAAGTTCGCAAAGGTAATCGCGAATTGTGGGAACAACTTGTCGGTGTTGAAGCAATGGCTCGTACAAACAAACAGCTCAAAATGAATCGCGACGTAGCTTGCGAAGTTCAGTTTGGCGACAACTATTCAGAGATTCACTAATGAGCAAAATTGTTTATGCACTCTACGATGTGCAAGAAGCGAATTTAACTCAGTTTTCTGCCGACGCTGTTATCCTTGCAAAGGATGCAGTTGCTGCATACTTAACTGAGAAAATCTTCCAGGAAATTGGTATCAGTGAAGACGCGTCAAAAGACCTTCTTACTGACATTTCCAACTCTCAAGATATTCCTCAACTTATTAGTTGTTTGGGGAAATATGATTTCCAACTGGCGCTGATGCCAATTTAACTGTAACCAAAACGTTCCCTTCGGAGAAACAAAATGGCCCTTTTTCAAGCACCAACGAAAGATTCCGGTAAAGCACCTTCCAAAGCACCTCTGTTAGAATCAGGCGGCTATCCTGCTCGTCTGGTTCGTCTGATTGACCTCGGCAAACAGCCGGGTTCTGGTCAGTACCCAGACCCTTCATATAAACTGCTGGCGACCTTTGAGTTGCTGGACGAATACATGAAGGAAACCAATGAAGCTGGTGAAATCGTCATGGTTCAAGACCCTGATGGTGAGCCAGGCGAAATGATTGGCAAAGACCTGCTGGATAAACCACGCTGGTTCGATTACGAATTCACCTATAATCCTGATGGATTCATGGGTGACCGTTCGCACATCTACAAATTCATTTCTGCAATTGATGGCTTTGAAGTTAAGCCAGACCCGGCAAACAACATCGCTGGTCATCCGGCTAAACAGCTGAATGAAATGCTTGGCGAACCGCTGAACGTAACTCTGGTGTCTTACACCAAGAAAAGCGGTAAGAACGCTGGCCAGTTGGCTAACAAAATCTCTGGTTTCACTTCAATGAAAACCAAAGAGAAGCGCGAAGCTCGTGCTCTGGTTAACCCAACTATCTTCTTCGACCTCGGCAATCCTGATATCGAAGTGTTCAGCAAGCTGCCGGGCGGCGACCACGAGTTCGCAATCAAGAACCGTATTCTGAACAACTTGGAATTCAACGGCTCTAAACTGCAACTCGCGCTGGGCCAGACTCCAACTCAGGCTCCGGTTGAAAACAAAGCATCTGAAGAACAGGTTGATGAAGCAATGAAAGCAGAACTGGAAGCTCAGGCTAAAGCCAAAGCAGAACGTGAAGCCGCTGCTGCTGCATCTGGTGGCGATGCCCCGACAGACCTGCCATTCTAAGTAACACACTGCATCTGCGTTGGGTAGATGCCTTGCTTTAATAAGCAAAGGAGGTCACACATTTGTGGCCTCCTCTTTTAATGGAATTTAGCAAAGATGATTAAGAAGAAAAAGATTCTGTTGCTGGTTGATGGTGACATGGTTGCCTTTTCCCACGCAGCGGCGGAAGAATACGGCAAGGAATCTGATGAAATCAGCTTTGCTAAAATTCAAATGTCGATGGAAGCCAAGATGGACTTTATGTCCAAACGTCTTCAGGCTACAGAAGTTATCACTCTTATTTCTGGTGATAACAATATGCGAAACATTATTGCGTCAACGTATAAAGCGAACCGCGATGGTGTTTGGCGTCCTGAGAATCTCCGTAATGCCAAAGCTGCTTTAATGGCTGGATACGACGGAATCAAGATGGATTATCTGGAAGCTGATGACCTTATTGGTATCCTCGCTCGAAACAAAGTTGAGATGGAAATGGGTAAGCGTGGTTTAATTAAATCACTGCACACAACTCGCCTTCTCACTACCGACGATTACGACGAAATTTATATCGCATCGTTGGATAAAGATTTGAAACAAATCTGCACTCGTCCGGGTGGCCCTGTGATTAAGCACTACCGCTGGGAAACAGGAACGACAGGTGAAAAGATTTCTCACACAACTGGATTTGGTGAACTTAATTGTATCATCAAAGACAATGGCAAAACCAAGAAGAAAGAAATTAAGGGCGCTGGCCCTAAATTCTTCCTCTGGCAGTTGCTTGTTGGTGACCCAACTGATGGTGTCATGGGTTGCGGTATCAGTGAAACTAAGATGTATAAAACTGGTGCTAAAGCTGGTGAAGAATATCAGAAGCGTTGCGGCGTCGGTGCTATTGAAGCATTCGAATTGCTCGACAAAATTGACAACTATGCAGACGGTTTGAAAGCCGTAGCCACACAGTATGTCATGCGCTTTGGTGATGGTTGGCAAGAACATCTTCTCACAAACGGCCGATTGCTCTACATGTCAAATACGGTGGCGGAAGGTAGCAAGGTTAGACTCTGGCATTACCAATCAAATGTGCTGGAATATTTCGACCTTAAAACCAAAACTGTAACAGCGTAGGTTTATTCGTGCGGCATTCTGCTTAAACATTAGTAGGATGTGAATTTGCCATGTATGGTTATTGTGGAACGGAGGCCAAGTTTACAGCTTGGCTTCAATCAGCTCTAAGGAGCGTGTGGGCAAAGCATCCATCTAAACTCAGCCTTCTTCAAAAGAAGCGAGTTGCATTGAAAGTAGGCACAAGCAACAAAGCCATTTTCCATGTTCAGTGTGAGCATTGCCACAAATTATTCAAACTCAAGGAGATAGAGGTTAACCACAAAAATAAATGTGGTGGTCTGTCTGACTTGAGAAGATTGAACGAATTCGTGAACAACTTATTGTTAGTTCAAGAATCGGATTTGGAACTTCTCTGCCACGATTGTCACGGTGTCGTAACCTATATGGAGCGATACAATGTCACCAAACGGGAAGCCATTATCGAGAAGAAAGTAATTGCTTTCGGCAAACTGACTGACAAAGCTCAGATTGAGAAATGCAAACAAGCTGGGTTCAATCCCATTCCCAAAACAAAAATCGGTCGTAAGAATGCGGTCCGAGAATATCTTAAGAAGGCTATCCCGCAATGACGATTAAGTTATTGGACGACGGAACATCTTATACAAAGGCGCATGCTCATGATTGGGAAGACGCAAATTGTTTGCTCAAAGGTCGCTGTGAAATCTATATTAAGATTGACGGCATTCGAGCAATTCGCAATAAGCATGGTAAGGTATGGAGTCGAAATTCCAAACCCTTACCACACCTCGACCACCTCTCTTTTAAAGACGCTGAAATCTTCCGAAATTCTTGGAATGAAACCTCTAGCATCCTCGGCAGCATTGCACCGCCTTCCACTGCTTTAACGCAGGAAAATGTGTACGAGTTGAGCGACGGCGCTATTGACAAACGTCTTTACCTCGGTTGGGCTGATAACCCAAGCAATGAAAACCTTCATGAGCTGATGCTGAAAATGCTGAAACTTGGTCACGAGGGCCTCATTGTTCGCTGTGTCGATAAGAAAAATCGGATTCTATGGTGGAAGATTGTACCATATAAATATGCCGATATTAAAGTCACAGGTATGAAAGAAGGCACCAATAAGAACAAAGGTATGTGCGGCTCTATCGCCACAGACTACGGCTCTGCCGGTTCGATGGTTGCTGATTGCCTGCAAGACCACGGCATTGTTGGTGATGCCAATATCCGGGCATGGTTGTGGAAGAATCGCCACCAGCTCATTGGTAAAATTATTCAGGTGCGTTACCGCGAAAAGACAGAAGCAGGAAAACTCCGCTTCCCTTCTTTGGTGCGTTTGCGTACTGATAAGTCGGAAGAGAGTTTTGACTAATGAGTCAATTCAAACTTGGTGTGGTCCTTAGTGGGCCTCCCGGTTGTGGCAAAGACACAATCGCAAATATCATTGTGGAGCGTTTCGGATTTACGAAGCACCAATTCAAGGATGCGCTCTATGCGGAAACTGCTAAACATTTTGAAGTTGATTTGGATAAGTTCATCCACTTCGCCTCTGACCGTAGCCTTAAAGATTCGAAATCCTTGGCGGGATTGGGCGGAAGAACTCCTCGTGAAGCACTCATCTATGTCAGCGAGTCAGTTCTCAAACCTCGTTTCGGTAACGATTACTTTGGCAAGGCTGAGGTTAATCGTTTGGAAGAACTGTTGGGGCATTTGGATGGCAATGTTAATGTCATCTATCCCGATGGTGGCTTTCCAGATGAAGTGGTATGTGTTGAATCCTACTTCACTCATGTTGTTGTCATTCGTCTTCATCGAGATTCTTTTGATTTCTCGGGCGATAGTCGCAACTACCTTTACCCCAAACACTCCGATAAATGTTCTTCCGCTGACGTCCATTTGATTGATGAACGTATTGAAGACGCGGTCGAAGATGTTATGTCGGCAATCACTGCTGTAAGAGAACTCTATGCCTAAGTCTCAAGTTGTACGTATTAAACTGCTTCACCCTGCGGCTCAAAAGCCTGTCTTTGGTTCGGCACTTGCTGCTGGTGCAGACGTACACTCTGTTACCGAAACTGTAATCATGCCCGGCGCATCTGCTGTAATTGAAACTGGCCTGGCTTTCGAGCTGCCAGAAGGTTACATGATTGAAGCCGTTGGCCGTTCAGGTCTGGGCTTTAAATTCGGAATTCGTCTGGCGAATTGCATCGGTGTAATTGACCAAGATTACACCGGCGAGCTGAAACTGAAACTGGTTAACGATGGCAATGCCCCGTTCAAAGTTGAGGTTGGCGACCGTATTGGTCAAATCCTTCTGCGTGAATATACACAAATGCAGTTCGAAGAAGTCTCTGAGATTTCCGAAACTGCTCGTGGTTCAGGCGGCTTTGGTTCATCTGGTGGTTCTGCGCACTTAGCAGCCCACTAATTGCTCAATGGAGAATCCGAGCATGATTAAATTGTTTGATGACCTTCTGTCTCATTTGAACGCAGAAGACAACGAAACAGCCCTTAAGTTTCGTGCAAAACTGGCTGCAATGGAAGAACGTCTTGAGAAGTTAGACGCTCTTGAAGCTGGCGGTGTTGATAACTGGTCTGGGTATGGCGACTGCTTTGAGGAATTCGAAGAAGATGAATAAAATCAAACGTGGTCCTGTACCAAGCAAAGCATTTCTCATTATTGCGAAGTATATCTTTGACGACCCAGAAACGGTTGAAGAGGATTATCTGAAGCATGATGAACTTCGCATCAAGCAGGTGGCACACATTGCCTTTGCTGATTTGCATTCACTGCATTCTCGTCTTATGGGTGAGGATGTAGGAGTTCTTGAAGGCGTTAAACTCTCAGAGCTTGAAGGTCACTGGATGCTGGAAGGAACTCGTTCCAACAATAACGGCATGTACTGGGACGAAGTTACTGAGATTATTAAATGCCACGAAGTTGAAGAAGTAATAACTGTAACCAAGTGGAAACCAATCGAAGATGAAACTCAGTCCTCAGAAGAAAGTGTACCAGCGCGACCCGTTGGTAAAAAATAAAGTCGGCGTAAACTTTGTTTACCTCCATTCCAAAGTCACATCGAAAGGTGGTGGCACTTATATTTCAAGAGCACTGGCAGCCCGTAATGATACAGGTGCTGATGTAATTGTATTTATGATTCCATCGTCTGAGAATGCACTGGAAACTCTGGAGCGTATAAAACGTTGTCGCGAGGACTTGGCATCTGCCGTTCGTCCGTTGATTCTGCCATTTAAAATTGTGGCTGTTATTAGCGAGAATCAGAAGCATCTTGAGAATTTCTTCTCAGATTCTACTTGGAACGATGTAAGGTACTAAGCGATACGCCGAAAATTGGGAGGTCATTTGGCCTCCTGTTTTCTTGGAGTACCGCCTATGCGCACAATTGATTGTAAGGACTGCGGTTACTCAATTGGTGAAGATGATTTCGCCATGATGCTGTGTCCGATTTGTGATTCCTACATGGAATTAAACCGACTTGACTCAAAAGCCAAACCAGAGTTGTGCAAAATAATTCGAGTTGATGGAACAAAGAAGTTATCCAATAAGGTTCAGTAATGGCAGATTTGGGCGAAGAATACGACAACACAGTCGTCTTCCACTTATTAAAGTTTTATGGCGACTTACTCAAAGTTAGCCGTTCAAGATTCTGCCTACAAACTCTGCCAATACTGCGTAAGTATATCGCGAGCAGTCCAGAAATTATTCGTGATTACTACGAAGCTCTTGACGCAGAGATTGAAGGTCAGGGCTTAAAAGATAACGCTGTGTTGCGTTCACTTGTCACAGCTCAACGAGAAAGATTGGAAGCTGGTGACTCAAAAGATTCCACGGCATACGCCAGTGAAATCGAAAAGATGATTAAGGATGGTAAGACAGACCGTGTACCCGGTTCGACTATTGAGGCCGACACTGCTGAGCACGATGCTACCTCTGAACTCATTGACAAAATTCTTGATGACCCGCTAAACGTAGACCCAACTGTAATTTCTAAAAGAGTTGCAGATGAAGTCAGGAAGATTTTAACTTCTAGCTTTGAGCGGTTCGGCAAATGGTCATTCCATATTCAAATGGGATTCCCATTCCAGTCGCAGGATTTCCACGATGTGATATTCGATGTGGGGCAGCAAATTGTTGACGGTAAAATTGACCGTGTAATCATAACAATTCCTCCACGACATTCGAAGACACAACTGCTATCTATTGCGCTGCCTTTGTATTCTTTCTGCCACAACGTAACCAGCCACAACATTATTACTTCCTATGCGGAAGACGTTGTGTTGGAATCATCTGGCTATATTCGTACTGTGATGCTTGACCCATTGTTCCAGCGCATATTCCCAAATGTTCGTATCGACCCCGGCAAGCGTTCGCTTGAGCGTTGGGGTACAACGAAACAGGGCGTAATGCATGCTGTTCCAACGGGCGGTAAAATGACAGGTAAAGGTGCTGGCTTACTGGCTCCTAAATACTCTGGCTGCTTTGTCGTAGATGACGTTATCAAACCAAAAGATGCGTATTCCGACACAGTGCGAATGGAAATAAATGACCGTTACGATAACACATTTATGTCTCGTCTTGCTAACGATGGTGTGATTACAAACCCAGATGGAACCTTGCAGAAATGTGCGAGAACTCCAATGGTTATCATCATGCAGCGTGTTCACGATTCAGACCTTGTTGGTTATCTGTTGCGTGGCGGTTCGTCTGACAAATATCATTACCTCAACATTCCTGCAATTGTTGAGAAAGATACTGGTTCTGCCGAGTATTACGACAGGCTCATTAAGAAGCAAAACTATACGCATGCGATTCCAATCTTATATGATTTGAAACGAGATGCCGAAAAGTCTGCTCTATGGCCGTCACGTAAAAGCCTCGAATCTCTCGAAGCAATGAAGTTGGCAAACCCGTACACTTACAACAGTCAGTATGCAGGCGACCCAACGGCAAATGGTACTGGATTAATTAAGGAAGATTGGTGGCGTGAATACGACCCTGAGACTTTCGATTATTCCAAAATTGTTCGCTCGTTTATTACAGCGGACACAGCTTCGACTGCCAAAACATATTCAGACTATGCAGTGTTGAAACATTGGGGCGTCACGAAAGAACGTGATGTTTTCTGTCTGGATATAATGCTCGGCAAGTATGAAGTACCAGAGCTTAAAAAAGCTGTAATTGATTTCTGGAATAAGCGTAATAAGTTTGTCTTGTCAGCGCCTTGTTTAATTCCACGTGCATTGTACATGGAAGATAAGTCGTCTGGACAATTCCTTAACCAAGAGTTTGCTCGCGCAGGTAATATCAGGTTGATGCCTGTACCGCGTGACAAATCTGGTGGCGATAAGGTTGCACGATTCCTGAATACCATTCCATATTTCTCAACTGGTAAAATATTCTGGCCTGCTGGTCACGAACATATTGACCATGTTAAACGAGAAATTCTTGGAATGACTTCTCTTGGCTCCGGCACTGGTCATGATGACTGCTGCGATAATGTCTCTGATATGGTCGCAATTGAATTCTCCGGCATAAGCGCCAATTACTCTAGTTGGGTTGACTAATGAGTGTGATTACTCGTATTGACTCTCGGAGCAAAAACAATTCCGGCTTCGAAATTCGTTGCGCGGAAACTGGCAAAACGCTGGTGTTTGTCGAAGCTCTGGGGCACGAAACTGAACTCCGTATTAGTTCTAGCGATGCAGTTGAAATCGTAAAGTCTAATGGGGTTAAGCTCAAAAGGAAGAAATAAATGTCTTCCAGAAGAAACCGGTCTAAACCAAAAGGTTCGACTAAACTCGGTGACGGACTTGAAAACGTCATCAGTGGAATGGGTGGAGAAAAAGATAAGTCTGTGTATAACACATGGACTTTCTCCAATAAGAATGCCGACTATCGACAACTCATGCATCGCTTCCGCGAAGATTGGGTTAGTCAGAAAGTCTGCACAATCGTTCCACAGGATATGACGCGTAACTGGCGCAAGATTAGTACGCCTGAAGGCATAGAAGCAGACAAGAAATTGAAACTGCGTAAGCTGTGTCGTGAAGGCTACCAATGGGCCAGACTCTATGGAACCTCGTTCATGCTCCTTGATATTAAAGGAACAGGTGCGTTGAATACTCCATTGCGTTTGGATAATTTGAAGAAGGGCTGTATCAAATCCCTGAGAATTATTGACCGTTCACGCTTATTCGCGGCTGGTAACATCGTGCTGGATGCACTTTCACCTCACTATGGTTTGCCTGAGTATTACACTCTTGCAGGCAATCCGGGGTGGATTCACCACACGCGCTTCTTGCGTTTCGAAGGAACCGAACTTCCACTGTTCGAATTCCAACGTAACCAATGGTATTCGGATTCGGTGTTGATACCACTGATGAACACCATTGACCAGTTCTACACAACAGCCGCTGCTGCTGCGCAACTTGCACAGGAAGCAACCATTGATGTAGTAACGGTCGCCGGACTTCAATCCCTTCTGACAAATCCAGAAGGTGAACGTTCCGTGATGAAGCGATTCCGATTAATGAAGCAAGCTAAGAGCCTTTATAACGTTCTTATTCTTGATGACTCGGAAGAATATAATACCAAGTCCATCGCCCTTTCTGGCGTAAAAGATTTGATTTGGGAATATCTTAAAATCGTAGCTGCTGCGGTTGGTATTCCTGCGACTCGTTTCCTGTCTGCTTCTCCTGATGGTATGAATGCCACTGGTGAATCTGACCTCGTAAACTATATTGACCTTCTCTCTGGATTACAGACAGCAATCTTTGAACCTCGTTTAGAGATTCTGGACCAACTGGCTTGCGCACATTTCGGCATTTCCGAATACACTTATGAGTGGTGTGACATATTCCCAGAGTCGAATGTTGATAAAGCCAAGCGTGCTCTTGATACAGCAAATGCACTTAATCTTTTAGTTGAATCGGGAACTATTACCCGACAGAATGCGAACAAGATTCTTGAGCATAGCCGTGTATTTGGCATGTGTGAAATCGAAGCCGCTCCAACAACTCCACCACAAGCTCCAAAGGATAGTGGTAATGCAAAACAAACTGGTTCCAGTTAGCTTTATTGATGAAGAGTCTGTTGCTCAGCCTGTAGTTTTATTTGCTGACCGTCAGACTATTGCATCTGCCAGAGTTCTGCGTGATTCTGGCGAAATGATTGCGCCAGTTACGATTGCACGCACTGGCGATATGCTTTACAAGGCCAAAGAACTTGGCCCACAGTTTGCCGACCTGCCGCCTGAACAGGCCGTACGTGTCACAACTCCGCCGGAAGTTCTGTTTGACGAAGAGACAATTAATCTTTGTCGCTCTATGGCAGTAACAATCGGTCATCCTGCTTCGGACGTAAGTCTGGACAATCACAGAGAGTTGCGTAAAGGTTTCCTTGAAGGAACTCCAACTCCTGATGGCACGCACCTGTCTGGTTTCGTTGTACTCACCGATAAAGACGCTATTAATTTAGTTGATTCGGGGGTTGACCAAACTTCGTGGGGCCATGACGCATTAGTTGAACGTGTGGAAAAGAATGGTGTTGTGTCTGCTGTTAAGACCAAAATCACTTCTGTTAACCACCTTGCAATTGTTCGTCGCGGACGTGCCCAGACAACTCGTATCGGTGATTCCGGTGAAGAGATTGCAATCGTAGACCGTTCTCAGTTTGAAGCTGTTGAAGCTCAGCGTGATGAACTGTCTGTGAAAGTTGAAACTCTCACTGCGAAACTGGCTGATGCCGAAGTTGCTCGCCTGTCTGATGAACAAATTCAGACTCTCGTAGATGAACGTGTTAAGTCACGTCTGGTTCTGCTGACTCAAGTAGCTCAGCTGGGCGACGAGTTTGTGAAGATGGACTTCGCAGGCAAAGACGAAATGGCGATTAAGCGTGAAGTTCTTGCTGTCTTGCGTGATGCAGATATGTCAGACAAGAGCGACGACTATGTAAACGTCCGTTTCGAAATCGCGCTGGAAGATGGTGAAACTGTTTCGCTGTCTGATGCGCTGTCAACTTCCCTACAGTCGGGTGAACCGTCTGAAGAAGTAAAACCATCTGTTCGTGATGAAGCTCTCGCTCGTCGCGAAGCTCGTTACTCCAAGTAAGGATTCAGTCAATGCCAAAGCAAGACTTTAATATCAACACCAAAGCAGCTGCGGCTGGTGACGTGTATGGTCTGGCCTTTACCAACTCACAGCGTCTGACCTACATCACTGAAGATTCTCAGACTGCATACGGTCTGGCTGTTCAGCAGGGCGCTAAAGCAAACACCATCAAAGTTGGCTCTGTAGACGGTGAAGTTCTGGGCATTACCATGCGTCAGAATATTGTCGAATCTGCGAAACGTCCGGGCGACGGTACTCTGGTTCTGGTTCCGGGTACTCCACTGGCTGTAATGCTGGATGGTCCGATTAACGTTAAGCTGAACACTGCTATCACTGATGGCAATATCGGCATTAACGCCAAAGGCGAATTCGGCGGTGTGGCTGATGGCTACACTCAGGCAACAAACATCAAAGCGCTGGAATATCCGGCTGCTGCTGGCGATGTTATTGCTGTTATGGTGGTCATGCAAGGCCCAAAAGCCTAACGCCACCTGCTGCAACCATTAAACCTGTTGCTGCAAACATTGCTGATATAAAAGCCAGCGATGGTGGTTATATTTCGTTCTCTCAACTGTTTGAGATTACAAACTCTGTTCCAACAGACTACACCTATACTCGCGGGAGTGGGTTGGGTGCTGCTGTTGATGAAGGAGGTAATGTCTCCATCAAATCTGGTGCTGACAAGCGAACTGTAACAATCACCGCAACAGGGAAAGTTGGTGGCGTTGCTGACGGATTAAGTGCTGCGAAGCAATTTAATATCGTCTAAATGCTCGCAAACTCCTGCGATTAATTATTTATTATTTGGATTGAATAGATGCCAAAGCTGATTAAACTGAACGATGGTTCAGAGTTCCACCTGGATGATGCACTGGTCGCCATTCAGTCACAACCAAATGCCGTCACTCTGAGCGATGACGATGCTGTGTTCTTCCAGCGTCAGCTTGAATACATTGAAGCTCAGACGTACGATACCCTGTACCCGGACTTGGAAGCGCGTGACGCTTTCGGTGTTGATAACACTGGTGGTCCCGGCGTCCAGACTCTGACCTTCCGTAGCTATGACCATGTTGGTAAAGCTAAAGTAATTAACGCGCGTGCAACTGACCTGCCGAAATCAAACATTTCTGGCCGCGAATATTCCATCCCTGTTAAGTCTATAGGTACTTCCTACGACTACGACATTGATGAAGTTGCTGCTGCTGCGCTGGTTGGCCTGCCGCTGGAAACTCGTAAAGCAATGGCGTCAACTCGCGGTTACGAGCAGTACATCAACTCTGCCGCATGGTATGGTGATGCTGCTGGTGGTTTCGTTGGTTTCTTCCAGAACACCGAAGTTACCAAATCCACTGTTGCCGCTGGTGCGTCTGGCAAAACAACTTGGCCGGACAAAACTCCTGCTGAAATTCTGCGTGACCTGAACACTGCAACTGCTGCAATGTTTGCGTCTACTCTGAAAATCATGCGTCCTGATGAACTGTGGCTGCCGGTTGATAAGCACCAGTACATCATGAACACTGCACGTTCTGACCAGTCGGACAAAACCATTCTCAACTACTTCGTTGAGAACAACGAGTTCATCAACGACCGCGCTAAAATCCGTCCTCTGAATGCTATCAAAGGTCAGGGTGCTGGTGGTTCTGATTGCTTCGTTCTGGTTTGCCGTACTGTTAACGGCCTGAAGACTTTCCGTCTGCGCGAACCTCTGGGCCTGACTTGGATGCCAGTACAGCTGCACGGTCTGGTATACGAAATTCCGGGCCGTGGTCGTTTCGCTGGTTTCCAGGTTATGTACCCAGCTGCAATTGCAATCTACTCAGGTATCTAAGTAGGTTTGTTGGCGGGAGCAATCCCGCCTCAGTTTCAACAATAAGAGAACAACATGCTTTTAAAAAATAACCGTTCAGGTAATGCGCAACTGTTTTATTCAACCAAAGACCAAAACGGTCCAAAGGTTGATTACGTGCACATTCCCGGCGGCGCTACTGTTGAACTAAAAGATGAAATCTTTGAACTTCTGTGTAAGCCGACTACACTGATTCGCGAGCAAACCGTCGAAGAAGTTGAAATCGAAGGCGAAGCAGAAATCAAAATGGATAAGAAGAATGTATCCATCAAAGAGTTCTACGAAACTGGCGAAACTCGTGTAGTCAATTTGTTCCGTGAGCAAATCAAAGCTGGCGACTTCACTGTTATTGAGCGTCCGAAAACCAGCAAAGAAGATATGCTGAAAGTTCTGGCTCAGAACAGCATCGCGGCTGAGAAGCTTTCCGATGAACAGATTGTTGCGCTGTACGATAAACTGGTGTAACAAATGCTGACACTCACTGATTTGATTAAGCGTTATCCGGCGATGGCCGACCTTCCCCAAGACAGGTTTGACATCTTTCAGGAAGATGCGGTTCTTATCATGGGTACGGATGACGGGCGCTGGCTTAACTTTTATAATCCAGCGCAAGCCGCTTTAATCGCACACAGGGTTACAACTTCTGGTGCGCTTGAAGGCGACGAAGATTCTGCTGGAATGGCGAACGCTCCTGTAACTCGCACAGATGTTGATGATGTTCAGGTTGAGTTCGCAGAACGGATTTGGGACAAGCTCCCATATCAGGAAGCAGATTTATATTCAACCTCATACGGACAAGATTATGTTCGTTGGCGTCGTATGGCTTTTGCGGGGCCGAGGGTTGCATGATAAATCAAAAGAAGGCTTTCAATCGGTTTACCACAGCCAAACACGAAGTCTCGATTTATCAGGAAGGCGGGTACGACGAAAAGAATAATTGGGTTGGGGATTTGTATCTTCCACCTGTGAAAATTCGCTGTACTCCAATTCCGTATGGCGACCGTGATTCGGGCATTGGTGGTCAGAAATTAATGGCTACTGATGTTGGTGAACGTCAACCTGCATTCATGCGTATTCATACCAGAAAAGTTCTTCCAATAAAGTCGCTGTTTAATATCTATGGAATTCAGTATAAGGTCGTTGAAAAAGATGACGTAACTGATGCCGGATTCTGTGTGTATATTGCGGCTAAAGTTCTGGAGAAATAAGTGGATATTCAGGAACGCGAAATACAGGCGATGAAAGAAATCGTCGATGTGTGTGTTGGCATAGAACGATACACATATGAAATGCAACTTAATGCTCCACGTCCCAATGGCGATTATGCAGCGGTTAAGTGCCTATCAAGTTCTAATCCGGGCTTCGATGAAACGCGTGTTGTATCAATTGACGGCGTGGATAAGTTTCGAACTCGCGGTCTTAGAATCCTGACATTTTATATCCTCTTTAGTCGGGAAGGTCAGGAGTATATTGATTTCGATAATTCATTTTATCGACCCGATGTTAATGCTATTTTGCGCAAACATGGTTTTGCAGCACTAGGCAAAGAGCCGTTAAATCTGGCTACAGTTCAGCTTGAAACTAATTGGGAAGTTCGTAAAGGCGTGAAGATGCAATTCAATGTCTTACGCGAACAAATCTCCGACATTGGTATCATGTCTGATGCAGTTGTCGATGGCAAATTCATAGACGGCGACCAAGTCGTCTTGATTAAAGGATAACGAATGTCCGTTCCAATTTCCGACCTCGTTGACGTACAAATTGCGATTGCTCCAAACGCAGTTGCTGTTGACGGTTATGGTCCAATTTCGTTCATGTCGAAAGAGTTCCAGCCAAATGCTGCTGAAAGTCAGATTCTGATTTTCACTAGCAAGAAAGCTGTGGAAGACCAGTTCCCAACTGGCGGCACTGAGATTCTGAAAGCTGCGGAAGCGTGGTATTCTCAGAAGCCAACTCCAAAGACATTCATTGTCGGCTCTATCTCAGCTCAGTCTGGTCAGGCTGCAACTTCTGGTAAGCTCGTTGGTGGCGCTGCCGCTGTACTGGCGGACCTGAAAGCAATCACTGCTGGCACTATGGCACTGTCTGTAAACGGCACTGTTCAGAACGTCACAGGTTTAGACCTGTCAGGCGCTGCTGATTTGGCGGCTGTTGCAACTCTGCTGGAAGCTCAACTGACTGGCGTGTCTGTAACTCAGTCTGGCGGTGTGTTCACTGTCAAAACTGTTGCTACTGGTGCATCAACTGTCATTGAAATTCCTGCAACCGCTCCGCTGACTACAGCGTTGAAGTGGACAAGCACCACTGGAGCAACTTCGACTCCGGGTTCTGATGCAGTTGGTATCACAACTGACCTCGCTCGCATGTCTAATGCTGCCATGAAAGCTAAGCAATCTTTCTTCTATGTTGGTGTTGAACGCTCTCTGCGTGGCACTTCACAGATTCTGGAAGTTGCTGCATGGGCTGAGTCAAATGGTAAAGTGTTTGGTCACGCGTCTTCTGATTCGTCTGTTCTGAAAATTGGTAACACTACCAACTATTTCTATCAGGCCAAACAGCGTAACTTCATGCGCACCATTAACGTCTATGACGCTTCAAGCGGTGGCGTTGAATACCCAGAAGTCTCAATCCTCGGTCGTGCTTCAACTGTCAACTTTAACGTTGCAAACTCCGCACTGATTCTTGCATACAAGAAAGGCCCAGCAATCACAACTGCTGACCTGACTTCTGGCGAGAAGACTGCGCTGGAATCTTACAACGGTAATGCCTTCATTGATGTTGATGGCAACGTTCTGTTCTGGAACGGTAAGATGGCGGATGGCACTTGGTTCGATACAGTGCAGGGTACTTCTTGGCTGGGCGCTAAAGTTCAGGCAAACGTATTCAATCTGTTCTACCAGTCAACCACGAAAATTCCGTGGACTGAAACTGGTGTTGCTCTGGTTAACCAGCAAATTACGCTGGCACTCGAACTGGCTGTTACCAACGGTTTGATTGCTCCGGGCTACGATAACGAAGGGACCTTCTACCCAGATGGTTACAAAGTTATCTCAACAGATTTGTCTCTGCTGCAATCTCAGAAAGGTGCGCGTATTTGGGAAGGTTCTTCCTTTATCGCTATCGGCTCTGGTGCGCTTCAGGGTGCAGTTATTTCAGGCAGCTTCGTACAATAAAGGTGCGCTAAGTGAAACAGTATTCCTTTTATAATACCGACCTGCTGATTGATGGAAGCCGCGTTGACGGCTTCACTGCTGGTCAGGCAATTATCACAGCGCGTCGTAACATTCCACAGCATCTTCCAGTGATGGATGCATACGGTAAACTTGCCGTTGCAACCACTGCTGATTTGTCTGGTGTGATTACATTCCCGCTGCTGCAAACTGCCGACTGGAACCAGATTCTGTATGAGAAAGCTCAGCTTACTCAGGCTACAGGTCTGTCCGGTAATAAGTCTCTCTGGCAACCAATTCAGATTCAGGTTGTCGATAAGATGGGTGATATGCTGGTTAACGGTGTTAACGGCGTTATCCTGCAACAGCCTGCAATCCAGCGTGGCGTTTCGTTCACATCAAACCTGTGGGCGATTTACGTTGAGCGTCTTCAGTTTAAGACTGGTTCTTATCCTGAAGTTGGCGTTTAATCTATAAAGAGAGAATCACATGCCTTGTGAACTGCTTACGCGGGAAATTGAAAACGCTGCTGGCGAAAAACGAATTTTCACAGTGCGTCAACTTCCTCCAACCAAAGCACTCGAATTGCATGTTGAAATCGTAAACAAGTTGGGAAGCACTAGCTTCCCTCTTATCGACAACAACTACAATTTCGGTGACATTATTACGTTGATGCGTGCAAACGAACATCCCGTAGTATCTGAATTAATGAAGCGAGTTGTTTGTCTCGCCAACTACGAAGGACATGAGATTAAGCCTCATAACTTCGACCTCTCTTTCGACGGCGAGCTGATGATGGTTTGTAGAGCTTTTGCATTTGTCCTAGAGGCAAACTTCAAAAGTTTTTTCAAGCAAGGGCTCGAAATGAACGAACAGAAACGATTGGAGGCGGAGGCGCTATCAGCGCAGGCCAAGCAACAGAGTTCGAGTCCGAAGACTTAACAAGTCAGTTCCCGGATATTAGCTACTTTTTGCATCGCCCGGTAATTGAAGACAGTTCGTTGTGTAGTTTGAAAGAACTCAGCGACGGAACTTATTCTCTTGTTGACCTGCTTCTGTTTCACGACATTCTCGACCTGAGAAAGAAATTAACTCCACCAGTTGAATCGGAACAGTAATGGCAAGCAAAAAAGAAATGTTGGGCATGGGTGTTGAGACACTCCGTATGCTCGGACTTGAGGCGGGTTTGAATTTCGAACCCGGCTTATCAAAGTCTAAAATGGTTATGCAACTTGAACAGCATCAAGCGTCAGGTTGGATGGAAACCAATAGCCAACTTCTCCATGCAACTGAGGAAGGTGGTTTCGACCACATGCAAGGCTTCACCGGACACGAAGGTGAAACCCTTTCAGATGCAGCACGCGTTGCTCAATCATTAGCTGGTGCTGGCTATACAGAAACATTCCATCATGTAATGAGTTCTGGACTCGACCATCATGTCGAAGCGCTACACGGTTATATGGAAAAGCTGGGTGTTTCGTCTGACGATGTTTGGAAACATATGCCAAAGGCTAATCCAAACATTGCACCACAACCGTTTAATTATCTGAAAGGATATTTGAACAACCATTGGAATGATTATCAGGATATTATGCCACCATTACAGGGGCATTATGCTGGTGATATTATGGGTGAATACGCTACCAATAAAGGTAACGTAGGTGATTCTTATAATCATCTGGCCCACATGTATTTAAATAAAGCTGCATACAACAATGAGCAATCGTACAACCACGATGTTTCAACTGTTGCATCGCGTTTGGCTTCGGCAATGGGAGGCCAATTCCTTGAGGTTGCACACGCTTCTGCCACTGGCGGTAAAGTTGGTTACCATTCAATTCTTCCTCAATTGGGTTCTGATGTTGTTTCTGGAACTCAGCACGCGCGGGAACCTTTAAATGCAGCTGGTTTACCTCTTGGTTCTTATGGTTCTGCTGTGGGCGACCGTGGCCAATACTCGCTTGTAGCTTCTCTGACAGGCAGGCCAGAAAGTTCGGATGCGACTTCAACAGCAATCCGTCAGGAAGTATCGGAAACGATGCGTTCTCTTGCTTCGTCTTATAAAGGCGGTGGCGAGACAGGTATGAATCCACATCGTCATCAAACTTCTGATTACGATATGATTATGGATTCGGCAACTCGATATGTTGATATTGAGGATGCCCGCTCAGGTTACAACAACTTGGACTCCGACCGGTACTCTGGTTCTGCTATTCGTTCTGTTGTTGAAAACAAATACGACCAGTTAGAATCTCAAACAGTGCAGTCGTTTGACCCTGCAAGCCGTGCTCGTGCTGCAATGGCTTCATTCAAACCTGACCAAGTTGGTTCTGGATTTACTGCACAGTTTGGTGAACCTCAAAACTGGAACTCAGCTCGCTCTCGTATTGAAAGCAAACGCATTGCGGATTTGGATGCAGCTCATGCAAACTTCCGTGATGTTGCAGATGGACAGCGATACAATCCTGTTCATTTCCATAATCTCGAACAGGGTTCACAGGAATGGTTTGACTTCCGCAGTCAACATGACATTACTGGCTCAACTGTTGGTGCGCTTCTTGGTTCATCTGAATACAACAGGCCGTGGGCTGCTTTAAATGACCGTCTTGGATTAGAGCGTGGTGAGAAGTCTCGTTCGAATTTCCAAGAAAGAATCTTCGCACTTGGCCATAAGCGTGAAGAAGAAGCTCGTGCTCGTGTGTCGGAAAGATTAGGTCAGTCAATCGAACAGGTTGGCGCAATTACAAATGACCAATATCCCGGCATGATGTATTCACCAGATGGATTAATTGGTGATGACGCATTGTGGGAGCATAAAGCTCCAGAGCGTGCTGGTAAATTTGCGGACTTGTTATCTGGAGACCATCCAGACTACATGGACCAGATTCAAATGGGTATGACTCTCTCTGGCAGAAGTCGTACTTTGTTCTCTCAAACTATTGGTAACGAAACTCGTGACCAGTGGATTGACCACGACCCAAGCTGGTATGAGCGAAATCAGAATCGACTTGATTCTATTCGTGGACGACTGGCAGCAGGACGTGAGTTCGTAGAGAACAACAGTCATCTTGAGGGACGTGACCTTATCAATGGTGCGCGTGCTGCAATGCAGGGTGACGGAATCTGGAAAGATGTTCGTCAGAAATCCGACCGTGGTTATTCTCCAACTGCTGGTACTCCAAATGACCCGTACATTGGTCTTGGTGGTTCAACATATTCAGACGCTGTTCAGCCTTCGAATTATATTCCTAATTTCGTAACCGGTGCTGGCAACGGATTGATGAATGTGCCACAACAGGACGGTGCCGGTACAGGCGCTGAGACGGGCATGGCGCTTGCGGTTAAGCAAGGCATACTGGCGGCAAGGGACGAGGCCAAACGCAGCGAGGCTGGCGCTGGCGCTCAATCTGCCGCATTCGGTCAGGAAGATGCCGACTTTGACGACCTCGGAAATCCTCGCGGCTTCAGCCGGAAACGGATTGATGACGCATTCAGCGACGGCAACGGCGGGGGCGGTGGTGGTGGACGTAAGCCGCCTCCTAGCTGGATGGATAACTTCGGACGTGGGATTGAGTCGGGTATTATGTCCGGCTCTCTCCGTGGGCTACAGGGCGGCTTCATGCGTGAGCTGTCACAAGCTGGCCCAATTGGACAGACCATCGGATTAGGTATTGGTGCCACTTCGATTGGCGGTGAAATCATGTCTACAATGAATGATTATCTCGGAACCGCTCAGGACTTTGGTTCAAACAATCCAATCCAATTTGATGCACAGCAACAAGGCATGGAAATGCTGGGGCTTAATAAAGCTCAGGCTCAACATGCAAACGAGGCTGTACATTCTGCTTATAACAGAATGGCAAACGGCGACCCTTCTGCTGCTGTACAAATGTCCGTTGCAACTCGTGGTTTACTGTCTTTAGCCGATGTGCGTAGTAGTGGTGGCGACCCTGTTAAGTTAGCGGCCACTTTCAGAGAACGTGCTCGGTCAAGAGGCTGGAGTCAGGAACGTATTGCTGGCGCTGCTGAAATGGCTGGTCTTGATGGATTTGCTCGTACTGTTAATAACAGTGACCAAATTCAAAATGCTGCTGAGGGACTAGATGATACTCGCGGTAGACAAGATACAAGCGATTTTAATCAAAGTGTGCGTCGAGATAATTCCGTCCGTGTTGTTGTTTCACCTGACTACAATGTTCAACGATACGGTGCTCAGAACTACGACCGTTTAGTTGATGGCATGGCCGAAGGTATGGCTGGTGCTTATAACAGAGTAGACAGTCTTGAAAAGGCAACTCATGCGGGAAGTCTGGCAGAAGCAACACGACAGCTAGAGTCTGGAGGACGGGACTACGATAATCAGGGTAATCCGATTGTCAGTAAAACTGGTGCCAAGTATGGTATGCAGGTTCTTCCTTCAACAGCGCGTGACCCAGGCTACGGAATTAAACCAGCAACGAGTGATACACCGGAAGAATACAACCGTGTTGGGCGCGACCTTTTAAATAAAATGGTAGGGCGTTACGATGGCGACTTGGACAAAGCTGCGGCTGCTTACACTGATGGAGCAGGAACCGTTGATGCTGCTGTTCGTGAGCATGGTGCTGATTGGTTAAAGCATATGCCAGCTCAGGCTCAGAAACGTGTCAGCGACTTGCGTAAATTAGGTGCGGGTGCGGATACCTTCCGGCAAACTGGCTCCAGCGGTGCAACTATTGGCACTGTTAATGTAAATGTTACTGCAACAGTAAATGGGCGTGAAGCAAGAGCGACAGCTAATGTTAACGGTCAATCGCAGTCACACGAAATTAATGTTGGCAATGGTTCGGTACAACAACGCCGCTAAAGTGCGGGGCTTCGGCCCCGTGCTGTTTTTAATATTATTTGAATTTGATTATTAAGGTGTCATCATGTGGCTCAGACGAGTTCAGGTCATCATAACAAATAAAGATGACCCAAGTAAGAAGACAGTGTTTGAGAAGCACAGCATTGAATTTGAAGTGCGTTCCATAATTGGTTGGGGTGCTGACACAGCAACCGTAACTATTTATAACCTGTCGTTGGAAGAAGTTAAGTTCCTACAGAATAAAGAGTTCGGCGATTTGCCAGTAGAAATTCGTGCTGGTTATGCAGATATGCTTGCTTCTGGTGGAATCAACAACAGAACAACTACCAGCTCAACGAAGACTTCAAGCAGCGGTTCGGTCATTGAAATCAATGATGGTGCTGTATTGCCTACAATCTTCTCTGGTGTTATTACAAATGCTGTTGGATTTAAACGCGCACCTGAACACATTACGACTCTGTTCTGTGTTTCTAAAGCTGCTACAAATTCATCAACGTTTATCCAAATGCAGGATATTCCTGCTGGCGCTACTTTGCGCAATGCAATTAAATCTATGTGTGGTGATTACGGTTTTAATACTGTGTCGGCATTCGGAATTAATGATGCAGATTTGGATGTTGTTCTTCCTACAGGTCGTGTATTCCATGACACCTTCATAAACGAATTTACTGCCTTATTAGGCGAACACAATTTACGGTTCTACATGGCAACATCGGAAGTTCAAATATTCCCTGATACCTATGGCGATGCTGATGCAGTTAGCCGAATGTCGAAAGACCGTGAACCAATAAAGATAGATGCCAACTCAGTTATCGGTACGCCTGTTGCGGGAATCGGTATATTCGATTTGGATGTTTATCTTCGCGCAGATTTACAGCCCGGAATGATTATTGATATTTCGCCGTTGCTTGGGACAGACCTACTCGCAAACGGTGTTGTGAATGTCAACAATCAGAAACAGCTTCTGAACTATGACGATTCTGTTTTCCGTTACGGTATGCGCGACACGTACATGATTGAATCTGTAATCTCTTATGGATGCACTCATGACGAAACTTTCCAAACCTCTATCCACGGCATTCTGGATGGCATGGCTTCCAATGGATTGAACGAATCCAATTGGCAAAACTGGTATGCCAGAAGTGGTATGAGCATGACAAGTGAAGGCTTCTAATGTCTGATATTTCAGGATTCATTACTGACGCTGCCGCAACTGCGAAGAAGCGATTCAGCTATGGGCCACATCCATCTGTCATCATGTGGGCTGCTGGAAGTGCGGCCCAAGTAAAAGAAGAACCAACAAGCACTCTTGGTAAAGTTGTTGGCGCTGTTAGCTCAGCACGTACAAGCCTTGAGAACTTAGTTGCTTCTCCGGCCCCAGATAACTTCAACCAATTCAAGTTCGATGCAATGGTTAGCGAAGGTCATCTTGCTCAAACGCGAGTTACCCGCAGACCAACATCAACTGGCTTTGTTGTGGCAGACCACATTATTAATGAGAACAGAATTCTCAAACTGGAAGCTGTTGCAGTTAATATGCAGAACAGCTCTCTGGGTATCGTTTCTGCTCAAGGTTTGTCAGTTATCTCTGGCGCAATCTTCGACAACCCAATCCTCCCAGCAATTGGTGGATTGTATGGTGTTGTCTCTTCCGCATTCGAAACTGAAAATCGAATCCAAAGTACCTATAACTTATTTAATGAGTTACGTACTTCGGGAACCAAGCTCTATATATCCACAATTCTGGGAACGTATCTTAACTGCCAAATTGTTGAGATTCGGACGAAGCATGACCGTATGACAAGTGCAATGCTGGCTGTCGAAATCACGCTTGAAGAATTGCAAGTTATCGGAAGTGATGCCTTAGCTGACGCAGCAAAAGCAGCCATTGAATCTTCGTATGATTATTCGGAGTTTTCTAAAATGGCTACTAGCTTGGGCATCGGTGTGTTAGGCGGTGTTCCGCTTCCGGGGCTTGGTTCAATCTCTCGACCTACGGCACAGCTTGCCACGTTGAAAGACAAAGTTTCGAAATTGGCTCAGCCTATCTCTTCTGTTAAAGGACGTCTGCTGTGACAATTCGTGAAGAACGCGATGCTTTAAATGAAATAGCAAACCTCCTTCCTCCCGGATACATTAAGAAGGTTCCGTTCTCAATCTCGAAAGATATTTCGTTTGAGTACAACGGCATAACCGTAAAGATGTCAGCTCTGTATTTGAACAAGCCAATGAACTGCTACATGTTCGATTTGTCTTGGTCATCAACTGACAAACTTTACGGCATACCGATTCGCTGTGGCTTGGATATGCTGAAGCAATTCAAAACTCCGTTGCCAAATTTGTATGCGAATAACCACAGTTATCCGGGCCTTGAAATCACGAGCTGGGAACAGCTTGATTTAATCATCATTGATGAATCGGTGCTTGAGCGTGGCTAGTCATAACAACAACAGGTTGCCAGATATTAATACTGGCTATCCGGGATTTGCATATAATTTTAATGCGAAAACCCAAACATGCGAAGTTCAACTTGCAATTGAAAACCTGTTCATTGGAATGAAAGACCCGTACCAGATAATCAAAAAGAAAAGATTAGTTGGTGTTCCAGTTCAGTTTATTCAAGGTGGCGGTTGGTCGTTAACGCATCCGGTTCCTGACGGTACTCCAGTGTATGTTCATTTCGCCCAGCGTGGAATATCACATTGGTTAGCAGAAGGCAAAGAAGAAGCAGGGCTTGTTAATGGCAAACCCGCTCCAGCTTTCAGCCAGTTGTTTTCACACAACGCTGCGACTTGTACTGTTGGGAACCAACCTCTTACCAAAACGATTAAAGACTTCAACGGTGCTGTTGCCGAGTTTCGTAATGCTGACAGAAGCCAGCGCGTGACATTAGTTGGTGGCGGCTTGATTGAAATAGTATCAGGAGACACTTACATCCATGTGCAGAATGGCTCGGTCGAAGTCCTTACGAAACAGACAACAATTAAGTCGGAGACGATTACGCTGGATGGCGACACTACCGTCACGAAATCTCTTACCGTTCTTGGAGGCATGAGTGTTTCTGGTGGTTCTGGTGAGACACTGAAGACCACAGGTAATGTTGTTCATAATGGCTCTTATACATTGAACGGCATTAAAGTTGATGGTCACGTACATCCTAACCCAGAAGGCGGCAAAGTTGGGCCAATGGAGGCCGGTTAATGGCTGGTAATTTAAAGCTGGATTCAAACCACGATATCATAATTGGTCGTGGTGCAACTCGCGTTGGCGGTGTTGAATTTGTAGCTCAGCTTGTTAAATGCAGGCTGCTAACTCTTCTCGGCGAATGGCAAAATGATACGTCGCTCGGTGTTCCGTGGTTTGAACAAATTCTTACCAAGAACTCAAAAGTGGCAGACATTCAAGTTGTCATTGCAAACATAATCAGAAACACGAACCATGTTCGCCAGATACTTTCTCTGGAAGTTCTTGCAGATTACCGGACTCGTGTACTGACTATTAATTTCACAGCCATATCTGATTATGGCGATGTAACGGAACTCGTTGAATGGCGGCTATAACTTATGGAGTAACAGATAAAGGATTTGTTCGTAAGCCTTTGTCTGCTATCATTGATGGTTTAAATTCCAAATTCACTGCTGCCTTTGGTTCTACGTTTGACGTTTCTCCTGAGTCTCCAGACGGCCAAGTAATTGGTATCGTCGGTAACGAAATCTCGTTGCTGTGGGAACAAGGGCAGTATGCTTTCAACTCGTATCGTCCGGGTGCAATGGAAGGTGAAGGACTGGATGCAGTCTGTGAACTAACCAACACCAAGCGGTATGTGAACAAGCCAACTCAGGTAACTGTATTACTCAATACAGTTAACAGCGAAGGGACAGTTGTTCCTGCTGGCATTCTGGTTGGTGATGATGCTGGTAATCAATTCTTAACTCAGTCTGAGGTAACTCTGCCGGGTGATGTAACTGCTGTATGCACTAAATCAGGCGAGCTTTATGTTGGCCCGAACACAGTTACTAAGATTATTACAACCGGCATCAAAGGTTTAGATTCTTGCACAAACCCTGAAGAAGGGCAGACAGGAATAGACTACGAACAAGACCCGGCATTGCGTGCTCGCCGTGACAGAACAACAATCAGTTCTGGCACCGCAACTGTCGAAGCAATTTACGATGCTGTTGCAGACCTCGACCTTGAGTATATTCGTATTCGTGATAACGACACGAAAGAAGCAATTGGTGAGCAGCCTGCAAACACAATCTGGGTTGTTGTTGATGGCGGTACGGTAAACGATATTGCTCGGAAAATCTTTGAGAACAAAGCAGGTGGTGTGCCTACTTACGGCAGCGTCTCTGTTACTGTGAAAGATTCAAAAGGTTATCCGAAGACAATCAACTTCAGCCGAACGACCAAAGTTCCAATCTTCTTTGATATTGTTGTTCGCAGACTTCCAACTTCGAACCTAAGTTCAAACGATGTAATCTATTCTGTTCAGGATGCAGTTCAATCATACATGGATGCACTCAAACCGGGCGCGCCTGTTGTTTGGTCTTATGTTATTCCTCAGATTCTTGCAACCACAAGCGGTATTCAGATTGATGATTTGTCTGTTGGCTTGAGCGCCGCATCTGTTGGTAAAACAACTCTGGTCATGGATATTAACCAGCGTCCGACAACTGTTACTGCAAACATCAAAGTAACAGACGCCACGAATAAATAAGGTTTCAAATGGCCGATAAACGCGGATTGGATATGCTGCTGTCTCAGTACAAGCACAGTCCAAATTTAAAGAAGTATATTAAATGCTTTCTGGACGAGCTGGCAGAAGTTGATACAGCTCTCCAGAACGTTGTGAAGTATCGCTATCTGGCCAATTCGTTTGGTGTCATGGTTGATGACATTGCTTATATTGTTGGTGCAAGCAGGGTTCTTTATGGTGCCGCAGCTCTTGGCTATTTCGGTTACTATGAAAACCCTGCTGCTGAGTCAACTGGTGATGATAATCGTCCCGGCGTTGGTGGCATACTTCGTTCTGATTCTGACCGTGCATCTGGTGATTTCATTCGTACAGATTCACAACTCAAAGCTGCAATACGTGCCCGCATTATTAAGCTGGTAACTAACTGCAAAATTGATGACCTTCTTGCGTTCTGCGATTTGGTTGTTGGCCGCAGCTTGGATTTGGAAATAGTTGAAGGTGTGCTCGAATTGAAGTTTATTGTTCATGATACTTTATCTGTTCCAGAACGTGTGCTTCTTTCGTTTATGATTCCTGACATTAAACCGGCAGGCATTAGCGCATCCCTTAAAGATGACTCAGGCAACATTGCTCTGGTCTATTATTCAACTGACTATCCAGCGGATGTGATATGACAAACAGAGCGAATGACCTTGATTTAATCTGGGCCTCGAAGGGTGAAGCAACAGACCCTGATTTAGATACAGAGCATCCGATTTTCCAACCAAATAAATATCTTAAAGGTTGGATTGTCGAGAAAGAACCGCACCAGTGGCAAAACTTCTTGTATCAAATCACGGACCAGAAGTTGGAGATTCAAGCCGAAGAACAATTCTTTGAATGGGAATCGGATATTGAATATGCTCCAATGGCTGTTGCCAGAAACAATGGTAAGATTTACATCAATGCATCTGGCATGGTTAGTCAGAATGTTGAACCAAAGGATAATCCAAACTTTTGGTTTGAGGTGCTTGGTGTCACTGCCGATGATGTGAATGCTGCGAGAAACTTCTTGCAGAAAACTCTTGACGACCACTTGGCCGCAGACAATCCACACAATGATAACATTCATGACATTGGTGGATATGAGAAAGAAGAAATTGATAAATTCTTCAACGATGAAAACGACCCAAGAACTATTCGCTATCATGTGAAGCAGACTGGGAAAGTACACAGTGAAACGCCAAAACAACTTGGAACACTTCCGGTTGCTGGCGGAACATTTACTGGTGATGTTGCTTTTGCTGGAGGTGTTAATCTCGGCGCAAATGGTAATACAATCGTTGATGCAACTTCTGTAAAACTCGGTAACTCTGCTGGCGCACTTTATTTAAATAAAGATGGTTCAGTTAAGCAAGCATTTGCAAATGCATCTGACCGCTATGATGTAACCACTGTTGCCAACTTCCAGCAACAACAAAGAGCAGTTAATTTCTTATTTGCTCTACCTGTACCACGAACTGAAGTTGATTTCCGTAAATCGTTTAGTTCAATGACGATTGGCAATCATAGAATCGAGAGCAGTGTTAACCCTGTTATGTCCTACAAGGGTTGGCAGATTGCTGATGGATTCACAATTTACAATCTGGATTATGCCATAGCTCGAACTGATTTGGTTGAGTATTATGTCAATGATGTATTCAGACGTGTGGTTGTTGATTCGACTGTGAACATTTCTGGTGGTGCAGACCTCAAAGCTATTGCTCAACGTATTGCACCAGATGCGACACACATTCAGCGAGTGGTTGTTTATCCTCAGCTGAACAAATATCAGAAAGCAAACTTGCTTCCGAAATTTGCATCGTTGCATGTCCAGAATGATACATCAAATAACCCCGGCACTGCTTGGTACATTAGTAAGATTGATAACAATCTATACGAAATGCCAAATGCCACAGCCCCGAAAGGTGCTCAGTATATTGGTGTGTTCCAGATGGATGCCAACGGTGTTCGTGGTGGTCGAATTGATAACACTGCTGTATGGACAACTTCTGATTCGTCAGTTGTGAATATCTCCAGCGTGAGTTCATCTGGTCAGGCAATTGTTGGAATCCAGAAAGCTGGTACAGCCGTGCTGACAGTTAAGTGGAATGGATTTGTAGCACAAGTAACAATTACTGCTAAATAGGAATTCTGATGTTAAGACCAAAACTTGGCAGACTTTGGGGAAACTCAAATGCTGTCGTTCGTCGTGACCCAGGCGACGAAAAATATTTAGTGGGTTGGCTGTCTGAAATTCCTACTTACCAAGTTCTGAACTTCCTTCAATGGAAGACCGACGCCACGATTCAGGCGTTGGCAGAACGTGGTGTTCTTGAGTGGGGCAGCGATGTAACTTACAAAAACGGTGCTGCTGTTTGGAACGAAGCAGATGGTAAGATTTATGTTGCTACTCTGGATGGACCAACCGACCAACCAAGTGCAAGCTCTACTCAATGGGTTGGCTCTGCAATCCAGTTGACTCGTAATGAATACGACAAAACTGTTTCTGCAATCAACCAGCATATTGATGATGTAACTAGTAACCCGCATAAGTTAACCCCCGGTCGTTTGGGTACTTACACAGCTGCCCAGATTGATGCGCTCGTTGCTGCATATCGTGCTGAAGTTCTTGCGCACGTACAAGACACAAACAACCCACACAAATTAACTGCTGCGATTGTTGGTGCTGTTCCTGTAACTGGTGGTACATACACCGGTGCTGTGACTATGCAGACTGGTCAGTTGCTTCTGTCATCTGATGGAAGCCAGTTAGTCAAAGCTGATACCACTGGAGTTTATTTAAAGAACTCTGCTGGTTCAGTTGGTGTTGATGCAAATGGTAAGGGCTTTGTTAAAACAGGTTCTGCTGCTGCAACTGAAATTGTAACTCAACAGACATTCGCTGATTTCAAGCTGAACGTTGAGCCAAACTATGCGACACCTTCTCCAATTTTCCTGATGCCGTTAATCCGCGACATTAATATTTATATTGGTGGCGGGACAACAAGTACCAGCTTCACTCCTTCCTATGATGCCGCAGGTCGATTAACTCTGCCGCAACAGGCTGGTGTTGGTAATAACTTGCAGCTTTCTGATTATTTGCTTACGGGCAAATCAGAAGTAACAATGGCTGTTGACTTAGTCTTTGGGACTCTGAGTTCAGGCGATGTTATTGCTTATAGCATTGGATTAGGTGGAGGCACTGGTTCTGGAAGTATCCGATTCAGCTTTAGCTCCACCGGTAAGGTTCGTGCTGCTGGTGATGGCAACTCAATTGCAACTGCTGTTATCTCAGATGGTAAACCACATCGTGCAGTGATTCGCAGGTCAGCAACTAAGATTGCTCTGTTCCTTGATGGAGTTCTTGTGAATGAAATCACTGTAACAAGTGCTGCGCTTGTAAGTTTCGCCAACCTGATTGAAACTTCTGGAACTGCTACGGCAGCTCAAATGATTCCAGTGAATATTGCAAACTTTCGTGTTTGGGATTCTCTGCTATCTGATAATCAAATCTCAGCTTTATAAGGTATAACATGGCTAAGGGTTGGTCTTTTGGGGCATTAACAGATGCCCTCAAGTCTTCGGCATTCGTGGACACAACCGACGTTGCTGGTGCGGTTGCTGGTAACGCAATGACCGTTGGCTTCATGAACCTCGGCAGAACCAACTTACCCAAAGTGTCTATTTTAAACATGGGCACTTATCGTTGGAAATTTGGTGAGGTTGTATATTGCAGCTGGGCTAACGTTACTTGGCCTGATGGTGCTTCAACACAGTCCAAAATGAGTTTCGTAAGTGGTGATGCTGTTCGATTCTCTTGCATTGGATTTGCAGACCAAGTTGCCACAGTGTTGGTTCAAAACTCTATACTGTTCTATGTTTTAACTGTTAACCAAAATACATCAACAACCACATTTGATGTTAAACAGCTTATTGCAAGTGATGGTGCAGACAGTGTTCAGATTACGCAGTCTCAGTTGTCATTTGGTGGAAATTCTAATTATGCCACCTTATACTTGCGTGACCGTAGGGATGGAAACAAGGTAGGGTACATTCAGTATGATTCAAGTATTAACAACTTGTATCTTGCTGCTGTTCCGGGTGGTTCAAACAGGTCAACAATACTTGCTGACGGCACCTTAAGAACTGACGGTGTTCTGCAAAGCAACAATGCCAATGCTGCCAGCTCTATCCCCAGATTCCGTTCAATTAACTTCTCGGTAAATGGTCCACCGGGAAATGTAATATTTGCCAACGAGCAAGGTATGCACGTCGGTTGGAATGAATCTGGTGCTTCTGGTATGGGTTCGTTTATCTGCAACAAAGGTGGCGGCACTGGCGGATACAGATTCCGTGTTGTTAATTCAGACAACTCTGTGGAAACTGCTTCATGGATTATGGATGGTAGCTCGGGAAACTTCAAAGCAACCGGCGACATTATTGCAGCCCGCAATGTTTACTCAGGAAATGGCAGCTCATTCATGGCTACAGATGGAAACATCTATGGTGGTGTTTGGGGCGGATATCTGAGTAACTATATTGCTGGTCAGATTGGTAATGTGAATAACAATATCAATAATGTAAACAATAACATCTATGCCAACTTCAATGCCAACTCCATGTCTGATGGTGGTCGTGGTGGTCAGCAGTATAAAGGTGGTTCAGGTACTGGTCAGGGTATGGCATATGAATGCCCTCCCGGCTGTTTCTTAACTGGCATCAACACGAACGTTGCAGATGGTCGTGGTATGGGTGTTTACTTCCGGCAATTTATTGGCCGTAAAATTAACGGTGGCACGTTTGCCATTGGAGACTTCGCATGATTAACAAAGCCACACGCTCTTTTAAGGGCGTTGTCTATACAGGTATGCGTCTTCATAAGAAGGCGTTATCTGGAATTGAAATGCCGGACGGAGGAGTTTCTAACCTTCAAAAGGTTATGTGTTTCTCTGACGACAAAGGCCGTGATTGGTACGACGAACGTGAAGACAACGATTGGGGTGCTATTGTAGCAACCGACCGTCAAGGTACTGTTTGCGCTATGGCCGACACTGGAATGAACTTTATTCCAATCGAGGGTTACGACATTTGGGAAGTTGACCCAAACAAACTCCCATCCAAAGCTCCAATGGATGTGCTGGGAATGTATCGTTATGACGGCGAGACATTCGAGAAATTGTAAGATGGATAGACTTGTGGATAGACAAACTCTCCATGACGTCTTCGCTATTGCCTACCAATTTGGAATTATGCATGGCCTGCTTGCGGGCCTCACTGCATTAATCCGTGGAGCATACGAAAGTGAAGGCTTAGTGAAATCGCTGCTTGATGCAGCACTGTGTGCAGTTATTGGAACGTTTGTCTTCTCTTTACCTATTCTCGATTCATACCTCGTTACCCATCCTCGTGCTGGTTTGGTTGTATGCCTCGTAATTGGTATTGTTGGTGCGAAGTTAATTATCACTACATTGAGAGATTCGTTTTCGACAGCAATCAAACAACTGAATCCATTAACGTGGTTCAAAAAGGCAAAATAAGGATGAAAGAGTTTGCGGATAATTACCGTTGCATTCTTCCTCCTGTTAGCTTCATGGAATGCCTCGGCTTCGGTCGGGGTATCTTCCAAATGGAATCAGCAGTTGGTGGAATTTACAAGAGTTTCCTACTTAGATGGAAGTTTGAAACTATCTACTTCACAACTTCGAGATATAGATTGCTTAGCAAAAGCGGTGTTCTTCGAAGCAAGAGGAGAAAGTTTCACTGGTAAGAAGATGGTTGCCAATGTCGTAATTAACCGGACTAAATACGGCAAGCCATTCGCAACCAATATTTGTAAAGTTGTATACCAACCTAACCAGTTTTCATGGACGAGAAACAAATGGAAAAGAAACACCAGCTTTAAGCAGGTAGCTTTAAAATTCAGTAAACTTGAGCAGAAAAGTGTGGATGATAGCCTCGAAATTGCAATAAAATATGTGATTTTGGAGCCTAAAAACACTGGAATTTCGACTCATTTTAGCTCTGGAAACGTGAAATTTAATCGAGTTTTGTTCATAAAACAGGTCGGAAATCACAAATTTTATCAATATTTAGGTAACGGATAATGGTTAGAGATGCCGCTTGGGTTGCCGAAGTTAACAGACTTTTGGCCGAAATGGAACAGTGTGTTGAACGTGTTAAGGCACTGCGTATCAAATGGGAATATAGGTTGGTGAATAATGGATAGAGAGAAACGCGATTCCATCAATCGTATGTACGAATTGAGCCTAAGACTTAATGTTCTTGTTGCTCAGATGCGTGAACGTGCATTCAAAATGTATGGTTTTGTCAGTTAGATGCTGAGGGAAGGTGGTCGCGTAAGCGAACATCCTTTCCGATGCTAATAAATAAAGAATAAGTTAACATATTTATAATCCCAATATTGCAACAATATTAGTTATGGATGCACTATTGGAGTGGTTAATGAATTGTCGGTCAGCTGTACCTACTCGGTCTGGTTTCATTGTCAGTTAATCGTTCCTCGTCAGTCGGCTATACGAAATTAAATCCAATTCGAGATTCGTATAAGATTCTAAATTTAGATTCCGGCGAGATTCAAATTTAATTATAATATTTTTTTTTTTATCCGGTACTTGGGCGATTCGATTAATGTGCCAATTTATAAATTTATTTTTGGAGTCGAGGAACAGAGGCCCAACAACGTCCTGTCGGACTTAAAATACGGTCCCTAAACCCTTTTT